CTATGAATTTTGTAGAGCAGGCTGGTATGAGAAGTGACATGGCTTCTTTTCTTCAACCTATTAGAAGTAATGTTACAGGTGAGATGTTATCACACAGCACCGTATATAATCCTTTAGGACTATCTCGTGCTGAACTAAGAAAGATGCAGAAGAATGATTACATCAACCAAATGAATTCATTATACTCTCCTAAGTTTTATGATAAGTATTTAGCAGAGGTTGTAAACTTTTACAATGATCCAAAAGGAGGATCTTCAGACTTTGTAGCAACTGCTGAGAATAAGTTTAAACAGAATAAAGGTGGTGAAAAACAAACAATTGAACAATCTTTTTCTTTTGACTTTAATGAACCAAAACTTGAAATGTATGATGAAGAAACTGGTGAATACTTTTATAAAGTAAAACCAGAGATAAAAGAGTTTAGTAGAATAAATAAACTACTAAATGGACCTGATGCTGGTAGAATGATAATTAATATGGGTGGTGTTTCTGAATCTCCTGAAGAAAATAATTTAGAAAAACAAGCAATACTTGGTTTAATGAGTTCTGCTTTACAAGATGCTGTAGATAAGAACACAAGAAAAAAACCATATGGTGATATTACTTTTCAAGGAATAGTGGCAGGGGGTGAGTTAGACTATCATGCTTATCATATTAAGTTTAAAGAAAACTACTTAAATCAAAATAAGTTTAAAGGAACAGAAAAAGAACCTAAGCTTACTAAGAAATATCCAAAACTACTTTCAGAAGGATTTACAATTTACATACCTTCAGAGATTAGTTCTAAGAAGACTAGTACAGGTAAGACATATAGAAAAGCTAGTACGCTTTCTACAGTGGAAATGTTACTTAATACAACAAACAATATTGATATTAACATTCCAAAGGGTGGTAATTTACATCTAAGAAAGGATGATGAGACAGGACAAATAACTGCATCTGGATATGTAGTTGATTATAATCCAGACTTAGCAAGATATGATACTACTAGACTTCAATCAGAAACATTTCCTTTTGATGCTGCCACTGATATAGATGCTATAGTTATTGATGATTATTTAAAAGGTTTATTTAAAGATAAGTATTACTTTAATATTGATACTGAAAATAAAGTGAGAGAGCTTAGAGGAGTAAAAGATCCTAGTAAACTATAAGAAATATTTCAACATGGCTATAGAAAATACACTAGCGGAAGCTAATGAGCAACTTCTAAATACATCAGAACAAGAACAAACTTTACTTAATCAAGATTCTTCTAAACTTGATTTTTCTACTTCTACAGAACCTACAGGTGATTTTTCTGGATTTAATTTAGAACAGATTCAAGAACCAAATGAACCTGCTGGTGATGGTTCATTTGTAACAACTGATCAAACTACAAAACCAGTAACTTTAGAAGACTTAAGTAATCAATATAAGAAACAACGTGACATATCTAAGAACTGGTCTAGAAATGCAGTTAAGGTGGCAGCAACTAGAAGAGATCCTAGACTTGCTTTTGGTGACTATGAGTTTGATCAATATACAACTAACGTAGATAGATATAGAGGATACGGTAAAGAAACTTTTAATCGTCTTGGATTTAATCCATTAGATGATAATGAAAAGTATTATAATGAAAATACCTCCAACTGGCAGGATTTTAAAAGAATGACTGGTCAGTTTGGTACATTATTTGGTTCAGCATTTTCTAGTAACTATAGATCAATTGGTAATTTTTTATCAAATGATCAAGATGTTCTTTCTCCTGATCTAGATGGAGCAGCTACTTTTGAAAAAGCCATGAAAATTGGTATGAGTAGTAAAAAAGGAGTGAGAGCTTGGGGAACAAACTTTGCACTTAATCAAGCATATACAGCTGGTATAATGGCAAACATAGCCTTTGAAGAAGGTCTTATATGGGCAGGGGGACTTGCCCTTTCTCCGTTTACAGGAGGGGCATCTGTAGCTGCTGCTACTGAACTAGGTGGAGCTAGTTTAACAAGAGGAGCACTAGCTTTGAAAAGAGCTAGAGAATTGAAACAAGCTGTTTCTTCTGCATATGGTGGTGCTCAAATAGGAGGCATGGTTAAGGGGGGTTTTCAGATGATCAAGTCTTTAAAAGATATAAATAATGCTAGGGCATTTTGGACAGGTGCTAGAACAGGAGCTAAAACATTTGCTAAGGGAACAGCTGGTTTTTTAAATCCTTTAAGACAAACAACAGAGGCAATACAAGGAATGAGAGCAGGATTTTCTGTAGAGACAGGTTATAGAAATCTTTCAAACTTTGCTAAAATGTCTAGAGGGTTTGGAGGTTTTTATAGAGACACTAGAGAAAATATATTTGCCCTTAGTGAATCTCAATTAGAAGGTGGTAACACTTATAACGATGTATTAAATGAAAAAATAGATAAGTATAAAAAGGAGAATGGTGGTAAATATCCAGAAGGAGCTGATCTTAATCAGATTTATACAGATGCTGAGGCAGCTAGTAGATTAACAACCAGCATAAACATACCTCTTATATATTTATCAAACCGTTTTGTATTTGATGGGTTGTTTAATTTTAGAGGAGTTAAACCACTTATAGAGGCAGCAGAAGATGCTTCAACAAAAGGTTTGGCAAAAGGACTTAAGTTTGATTTAGCTTCTAAGTCTTTTACAGAAAATGCACAAGGCTTTTTTAAAGAAGCTTTTCAAAATGTAAAAAGACCTAAAGCTTTAGTTGGATCTTTTCTAAAATATACACAAGCTAATCTTGCAGAAGGTTTGCAAGAGATAGGTCAGGAAGTTACAGGAGGAGCTGTTAAGAATTACTACATGGGTAATTATAAAGATGCTTCTCTTGGTGGTAAAGACTATTTAACAAGTGCTATACAATCATCTTTAAATGAAAATGTTTTTTCTGCACAAGGTTTAGATATATTTCTTTCTGGTTTTCTATCTGGTGGTGCCACTCAAGGTGGTATAAAACTTTTAAAGAATACTGTTACAGGTAGTAGAAATTTGTTTCTTGAATCTAAAATAGCTCCTAATAAGTGGAGAGAACAATACAAAACTTATAAAGAACAAAAGAAACAAGCTAAAGATGTAGTTAGAAATGCAATGAATGAAATTGTTTCTGACCCTGAGAAATTCTTTAGTAGAAAAAATGAAAGTTTAGTAACTCAGAAGAAGGCTAATCAAGATATGATTGATGCCGATCTATCTAATGATAGTAAACTGTTTTATGATGCTAAGGATGAAAAAACTTTAGATCATATATTTACAGTGATTGAAGCAGGTGGTATACCTCAACTTAAAGCAGCTTTTACAGATTTAAGAAGTTTATCGGATAACGAACTTAAAGAAGCATATAATATAGATAATGGTGCAAAGGCTAGAGAAAAGCTGGATGAGTATGTAACAAGGATGGACCAAATACAAAAGTCTTATAACTTTTTTAATAGTAAGTTTTCAAATCCTTTTAATCCATCTAAACTTAGAACAAAACCTTCTAAAGATTTAGTAATAGCAGATAACTACTTATCTGGAAAAATAACATCAGAGGAGTTCTTGTCTAAAACTAAATCAATGCTTCCAGAAGGGGCTGATGCTGAAACATTTGCAACAGAAGAAGCTAATAAAATAATTGATAGCAAAAGTGGACATGAAGCTTATATAAAAGAGTTTATAGCTTATAAAGCTTTTGAAGATGCTAAGAAAGCAGCCATAGGTGCTACATTTGGATATGAAAGAGCTGTAGAAAGAATGGTGGGTTTGTTTGAAAATTTAATTTCAGAAGCTCCTCTTTCTAAAGCTAACGCTTTGGACTTTACTGTTTTACAATCAGAGAAGTCTATGAGAGATGAGGTGAAAATGCTAAGTGAAGAAATTAACACCTTAGAAGAAGGAGGATCTAAAGAACAAAAAGCATTAGCCAAGTCTAAAAAAGAAAAACTTAATGCTTTACAAAACTATATAAAAGCTCTTTCTGAGTATAAGAAAAATAAGACCAATCCTAGTGTAGATGAGAACGGTCAGATAACTATTTCTTTTAACGAGGAGAATGCAAAAGGTTTAAAGGATGCGTATAATGCCTATCTAAAAGCTATTGCTAAAGTTAATGATGACTATGTTTTTGATTCTAAGATAGATGACTCTTTTGATAAGCTTTTAGATTATTATGAACTAGATGCTGATTCTAGAAGATTTAATAATGTTGTCAATACACTGTCTAATCCAGAAGGTCTTTTAAGATATGCAGATCTTGTAAACTCTACACTAACTGATTTATATCTTGAGAGGTTTGATATAATGGAAAAACGTGTAGATGACTATATGAGCATATTTGAGTTTCAAATGCTCATAAATGTACTTGGGGAAATGAATGTTAAAATAAATCCTGCTGACGTAGAGGATTTGTTAAAGAGAGGAATTATTCCTAATACATTCTTTGATCTTAAGAATAACAGGTTAATAACAGAATCTGATAGAAGATATCCTCAGATAGTACAGATGATTAACAACTTTGCCTCTTTACAAGAAGGAAAAGAAGCTGATGAAATAGAAGAGGAAGAATCTATAGAACAACCTACAGAAGAAGAAACAACAGCTCCTGCAGCACCATTTGAAATGGTTGAGAGAATTGAGGAAAAACCTGAAGAAAAAGTAGAACTTCCTGTTGATTTACAATTAAAGTTAAAGGCTGCATATAACGAATATATCAGATTTAATCCAGATGCTACGATGACGTTTAAAGAATATGTAGATACATCTTCTAAAGCTCAACGTATTAAAGAGGAATATGAAAAGCAACAAGTTAAACCTGCTGCTGAAACAGTTGCAGAAGTAAAGCTTCCTGAAATAGAAGTGATAGAAGAACCAGTTGCAGAACCTGAAGTAACTCCTACAGAAGAAGCTCCTGTTTCTACAGATGCTAAAGCTGAGATACAACAAAAGATCATAGCACTTGTAAACGCAAGAAAGAGTGATTCTGTTGTTGCAAAAGCAATTAGAGACTTTAATCAAGATAAGATTACCATTGAGGAGTTAGATGCTATTCAAAAGAAGTGGGATGATGAAAATGGATTAACTGATTTACAAAATCAACTTAGTGCTTTAGAAGGTAAACCAGAAATACCTACAGCTCCAGTTGCAAGCGTAGAAACTGAAAAGAAAAAACTTGAAGCTGAGAGAGATAGGAAGATTGAAGAAGAAGCTCCTTTACAAAACTTTGGCGTAATTACATTAGGGTTTGTTAATGCAACTCCTAAAGAACGCAGATCTGTAAAACAATCTACAGAAGATGATGGTGCAAGTTATTTAAAAAATTTAGAAACATTAGCATTACGTACAGCACAAGCTAAAGAGGAAGATGTATTTCCAAAGGGAAAAGAAAATAACCCAGGAGCTTACATACGTAACTTTATGACAGGCAATACTTTTGATGATGTTAGAGTTGTATTTGCTGAAAATGAAAAAGCTATTTCATCAACTGATCCTGCCCTCGTAGGTAGACAATTTTATTTACAGTCTTATAGATGGGCTCAGATGAAACTTGCAGGTCAAACTACAAGATCATTAGGTGAGTTCCTACTTGATACTCAGAAAGAAATTAGAGATGAATACCAAGCTAAGATAAATGCTTTAGAAGGTGGGACTAAACCTACGCAAGTAGAGCCTGTACAAGTTCAAAAAGAAGATGTTAGCAAAATTCTAGATGGCATAACATCTTTAAGAGATATGCCAAATATCTCTTTAAATGATAAGTCTGCAGTTAGTAATAAACTTTTAGACATGATTACTAACAAAGAAACTGATTCTATTACATTGACCAACATGCTAAAAGAAAAGATGGAACAGTTGAGAAAAAATTTAACTGTTTCTGATTTTGTTAAAGGGGATTTTGTTACTTTTACTAATGGTAGAAAAGGGTGGATTACAAGTATTACCAAGACAGGAGATGTGCAGATGAAAATGGTAGGATCAGAAAAAGGACAGTACGAAATAATGGATGTAAAAGATATTTCTAAAAATGTAAGCATGATTGAAAAAAGTAAAAAAGTATCTACACAACCAGTAGAAGAATTAACTATTGACCCTGCTGATCTTGAAGAAATTGAAGGTTCTAAAAAAGATACCAGAGAAAGCTACTCTAGTGATATAAATAAGATTAAAGAATCTACAAACAGTGCTAAAGAAAGTAGTAAGGATGGTGTAAACAATAACTTAAATAATCTATTAAATAACTTAGGCTGTAAAACAAAAGGACAATAAACATGGCTTGTAAACTATCAGATGATCAATTAGATGCGTTATATAAAGCAACTGTAGGAGAAATAGTAGCTAGTAAAGTGAACGGACAAACATTTAGTCCTGATGCTTTTATGAAAAAAATACACAGTGCTATATTTGAAGCTACAAATGATATGGCAAATGCTTTAGACTATGTACAGCATATTCCTTGGGCTATTAACCTGGCTCAAGGTATTGATATGGAAATAGCTGATTATCTAATAGATAGCGGAGTGAGTATGGATGCTGTAAATAAACTTCGTAGAGATTTTGATAATGTAGATAACATAGTTAAATACTTAGGTCTTAATAAGAACGATGAGTTAGAAACAGCTAAAGAAATAATAGAAGAGTCTTTTCCAGAAACACAAGTGATTGAAACTGATGAGTATACAGAAGTAGAAAAAAAGGATAAAGATCTTAAAGAACAAGAAATTAAAAACAATTTTGTTCAAACTAAAGATGGTGCTTTTGTAGCAAAACCAGATAGTGCACTTGCTACAATAAGTCAAGAAGCTAAAACCTATGGAGGCTTTGTACAAAAAGATAATGTAATAGATGATGATCCTCAGAAGAAAGCTTACTATAACCTGGTAAGATTAATTAATGATGAGTTGGTAGGTTTACCAAATGCTAATAATTTAAAGATAGGAAACATAACAGGCATCTTCTTTAAAGCAATACCTACAAAGAATATTGACTCTGAAGATTTTTATCAAGAGCATAGAGAGTTTTTTTCTAAACCAGATAATCCTGGTATTAAAGAAGATGATGTTTCTTTGGTGTTTTCTGACAAGGAAGGAAACATATTATACTTTAATGAAAATGCAGAAATAGTTTCTAAAGAAGAAGGTAAACCACTCTATACATTTATGCGTAGGGTGTACACTAAATCTGGGAACAAGGTTGTATATAATGTTCAGGATGTAGAAAGTTTAAGTTTGAAACCTGGGGCAGAAGCTGTTGAAGTTTTAAGAGAGGCTCGTAACAGTGAGATAGAAACTTTAGAAAAGCTTAGAGACTATGTTTCAAAGAATCCTAATCAAAATGTTTTACTTTCTGTTACAGCAGGTAAAAATGGATATGTCACTGAAGACTTCTCTAATAAAGTGAGAATATCTTCTATAGACTTAGGTGGTTCTTTCTCACCATACTATTCTTCTATAAATCAAAGTGGTCAGGTAAAAGGAGGCGTTTACTTTAATGTTTCTGATTATCCTCTTCCCGTACTTATACATAGACCAAAGTTTTCTGAGATTCCAAATCTTGTTGAAAGTTTGACTAACGTTTTATTTGATTCTTCTTTAAACAATGCTCAAAAGATAAAACTTGTAAAACAGTTTACTCAGAGTAAAGACACTGCTGTTTTTGAAGAAGAGGGTGTTGTAAAGGTGAGACAAGGTGAAAGTATTTTAGATACAAGTGTAAAAACAAACAAGGATGCATTTGTACAAAACTTAAACAACCAAACAGTAAACATTAACAAAGATCTTCTTGGAGGATACTTTACGATGCCTGTAATGGTAGATAATAAACTGGAGCTTCAAGAAAGTAAAAACTATAATAACTTTTTAGCAGATAACTTCTATACATTCTTGCAAAAGAATGCTGAGAATAAAATAGTTAAACTAAATGCTTATAATACTTTTCAGCTCACTACAGAAAGTGCTGAAAAGATATTTGATGTAAAAGTTAAAGAGCCATCATCTAAACAAGAGTCTACACTGGAGCAGGATACACCGTCTGATCAGAGCGTGGAAGATTTTAAAAAAGCTATCGGTAAAATAGATACTTCCCTAAAGAAAGTTAAACAATTAAGCAGTGAGGCTACAGAAAAACAAATAGCTGATGCTGAGAAGTGGTACAACAACTCTCCTCTTTCTAAACATGTTCCATTTAGTGTTATGCTTAATGCTGTAAACTCAGATGCTATAGCTGAGTTTACCACTTCAGGTATATTCTTATATAAAGGATCAAACTTTACAGATCTTTACCATGAAGGTTGGCACGTATTTAGCCAAATGTTTTTAACAAAACCACAGAAGAAAAAACTGTATGGTGAAGTTAGAAAACTATCTGGCACGTTTACAGATGTAAACGGAAAAACTTTAAGATTTGCTACAGCCACTGATAAACAAATTGAAGAGTTTTTAGCAGAAGACTTTAGAAAGTATGTTCTATCTAAGGGAACTAAGATATTTGAAAACAGACCTGTAGCTAATAACATATTCCAAAAGATATGGAACTTCTTAAAAGCATTGTATAAAGGTCAATCTATAAAAAGAATTCTTTCAGATACTTCTACTACCGGAATGGTGAAAGATCTTTATGACAAACTCTATATTGGAAACATTAATGAGTATAAGCCTTCTCTTTCTAATGTACAGTTTACTGTTTTAAATAAAGGTATTCAGGACTTAGACGCTAAGTCTGATGAAAACAAAGGTATGAACTACCAAGACTCAATGGTTATTAGTCAAACTATTGATTCTTTAATGGCTTCTAATCTATCTGAACAAGGTCTTAGTGTAAATACAGTGTTTACCAACCCTGAACTTCTAGGTCCTTTGTATGCTAAGATTAAGTATGACTTATCAAAACTGAAGGACAACTTTGATCCAGAAGACTTTAGAGTTAAAATGATTGATAAGGCTTTAGAAAACTGGGGAGATTTTTCTAAGGTTATACAAGGAGAAGAACAGAATGGTGTAATTGCATTTCATAGAAAGAGATCTGACTTTTTAGGATTTGATGAAAAGTATTCTAATCTTGCATTAGATGAACAAGATGAGGAAGATGGAAACGTTAGTGAAACAGATATTACAGATGAGGGTAGTAAGTTAGAAAAGAGAGATGCTGAACTTCGTGAACAGTTTGGTTCTAAGGTTGGAGAAAAGAAAGGTAATGAAAATTCAATTCTTGAAATAGCTAGTAATCAAACGGTCTATTTGGTAAAAAGTTTGCCTGCCATGGACAAACAAGGAAACATAGACTATAATATACTGGGTGTACCTAAGCTGGTAGAGTTTAATAGAATGTGGGGTATTTTAATTAATACTGTAGCTGGTTCTATTAATAAGACAGACATGTATAATAAGATTGTTGCAAACTCTGCTGTTTTTCCAGAACTAAAAATGTTGGCAGAAAGATTGAAAGATCCTGTTAGCAAGTCTTCTGTTAAAACAGATGCTCCATATATTCAAATGTGGGGAGCTTTCTTTAGAGACTTTAGTGTTTACAAAGTACCTATTAAAGAACTTCAAGTAGTAAAACAAATAGTTAAGGAAAAAATTAATGGAAAAGAAGTTATTGTAAGTGAATCTTATAGTATAAGATTTGTAGAATCTGAACCACTGTTTCAACAAGTGAAGACTAACTTTACAAATCTTTTTCAGACATCAACATCTAGACAGTACATTACAAGAGATGCAAAAAATCTTGAAGGAGTAAATGTATTAAATCTTGAAAAACTATTTGAAGACTTTTCATCAGCTAAAGATCTTCAAAGAGGAGAAACTGCTCTTAAGTTTTTGAAAGCTATAGGTTTTTATATGACAGACAATAAGTTTGTTAAGGATAACTTATTCAAAAGCAATAACTTAAAAAAAGTTGGTTTCATTTATGATAGATTAAAGAGAGCATATAAAGCTAACATTGTTATACAAAACCCAATTGCTTTTTTAGAAAGTAATGAGATTAGTTCAGATGCTAGCTTTAACGGTAGAAATAATGGAAATGATGTAAAGGCTATCCTTGATATAGAAGGTAAATATTCTACCAACTACAGCAACAACTCTATAATGAATGTTAGTGGTGATAGAGAATATGATCTGTCACTTAACAATAGTCTCACTCAGTTTTTAAAAGAAATAAACAACCCGCAAAAAGCTAAGTATCAAGATGTTGTTTCTCAACCACATATGGCTCACTTAGATTTTAGAAGAAATCCAAATGCTAAATATTCTTCTTGGATTAGTAGCATGTTTGATATTCCTAAACTCTATGGTGACTTCTCTACAATGAATCAGGGATTTAGAAAAACAGAAAATGGAGTTGCCTCTGTTTTAAATGTTATAAATCTAAATGGTATTAAGAGCGTTATAGATGAAGTTGGTAAAACTCAATATAGTGATGGTGGTATAAAGACGGCTAACTTAGATGGAAATAGTAAGTTCTTACTGGACTTGCATACAATGCTTGAGTCTGGAGTTATGGAACTTGCTCGTAGAGCATCTAAGTCTTCTTCTTATGGTGTTTCTGTTTCTAATCTAAGAACTCCTTATAATGAGAATGATAGAACATCTTATATAAGTGTTGGTTATTTTGCAGATGATAATATATCTACAGACTATGCTATTAAGATGCTTAAGGAGAAACTGGCAGCTGAGATGGAAAGAATAGCAATAGTAAAAGATGATATAAAAAATAAGGGCGAGCTTTCTAAAATTCCAGGGTTTGCAGAAAGAGCTGTTAAGTTTATGGCTTTTGATGACATGTTGGCTAGTGACAAAACTTTGAAAGAAGATTTGATTAAAGTTGCAAACCAAGAAGATTCTTTTTCTATTGTAAATTCTGCAGAGTTTTCTGGTAGAATATCAAAAGCTTTGTCTAAATATCTACAGGCTCTTTACAACGAGAATACAGAGATATATAAAGAAATGCCTTTTCTTTCTACAGCTGTCAGAAATAAAATAAGAAAAACAGTAAAGAATGATGGGTATTCTGTTTCAGATTCTAAAATTGAAGAAGTTGCTATTAAAGCATTTACTGTAAACTCTTTAATTCATAACTTAGAAGTTATTGCTGTATTGGATGGTGATCTTGCTAACTTTAATCATGAGAAGGAAGAATACAATAAACGTAATGCATATATAACATCTACAGGTAGAATTTTCTCATTTGATGCTTCCGATATTAAAGTGTTAAATAGTGAAGACTATTTCAACAGTACGTATGCTAAATCTATCACTGCTCCTAAAAGAGACTTTAATGGAGTGTTAAACACTGCTGTATTTAAAGACAATAATTTTAAGTCTCTTTATTATAAAGAATATGTAAATGCTTTAGTAGATACAGGAAAATATACAGAAGAAGAAGCTGAAAAGATATTAGAGCCCTACATTAAAATGAATGAAGGAGATGGTCAAGGTTGGATTACCTTTGATGCATACAGAACTCTTTCCATACTTGAGGGGAATAAGTGGACTCCTAAACAAGGAGAGCTTTATACAAAAATAATTAAAGGAGAAGAGGTTAGTCCAGAAGATATTTATGAATTCTTTCCTCCTCTTAAGTTTCAATATGCTGGTCCACTTAAAACAGATAAGCTTGACGTAAGAGCGTTTCATAAGTTTTCTCTAGCTCCATTGATTCCTAGTATTATAAAAGGAACCAACATGGAAATTTTTCATGACAATCTTGTAAAGCAAGGTATTGATTATGCTTTATTTGAATCTGGTTCTAAAATGTCCACTCTAACAAATGATGGATCTGCTGATTCATTTTATGATGGTGATGACTACGATTCTAGAAAGATTAGTCCTTGGACAGATAATAAACAAATGTATAAGAAGAATCCTGTTTTTATACAATACCTTAAGAATCAGGTTGATATTGCTCCAACGTGGAAAGGAAAAACAATATTTTCTACGCAGCTTAGAAAACTAATCATTAATGATATTTTCTTAAAAGGTTTACCAATCAATGATGACTTTAAGAAACTTGTTGCTGATTTTGAAAAGAATCTAAATGACCTACAGTCTTTTAAGAAACAAGAGCTGCTTGAAGAAATTGGTTGGGTGATTGATGATAAAGGAAACCCTAAAGGAAATACTGCAGACTTAGTAAAGTTTGTAAAGAAAGAATTATCAAGACAAGGTTTACCTGATCATGTTGTTGAGTTTATTGACTTAGATGATTCAGGTAAGAAGTTAAGATATGATCTGAGCTATAGTCTTGCTGCAGAACAAATAGAAAAGCTTCTAAATGCTATAGTTGTTAAGAGACTCATTAGACAGAAGTTAAATGGAGAGCAGCTTATTCAAGTGAGTGGTGCTGGGTTTGAAACAAGTAATAGAGCTATATTTACTAAAGCTACGGAAGAGCAACTTAAGAAATATCGTGGTACCAATGACCTTCCTACATATCGTCCAGGTAAAGGAAAGAACGGAGCTACCACTGCTATGAAAGTTAAGGTGGCTATGAACGGAGATTATTATAAGTTGTTAGAATTAAATAGTGTAAAAGAGTTTTCAGAAAAAAATAATATAACTCGTTTAGAAGCTCTTAATAGACTTTTAAAGACCGAAAGCTGGTTAGACAAAGATGACAACCGTAAGCTTGTTACAATGGTGGCTGTACGTATTCCAGTACAAGGACTCAACTCTATGGAGTTTATGGAAGTGTATGAGTTTCTTCCTGAAGAAGCTGGTAACATTTTAATTCCTCCAACTGAGATTGTAGCTAAATCAGGATCTGACTTTGATATTGATAAGCTCACTGTGTTTCAACCAAACTATGATGGTAAAAAAGATTATGCCAAGCTCTCTAAAGGAGATAATGTAAAAGGTGTTGAAAACAATGTAATTGATAATATACGTAAGATATTAGAGCATCCTGATAACTTTGTTTCTCTTATACGTCCTAACGATACAGATCTTGTTAAAGGAGTGGCTGATAACTTAGCTAAAGAAAATATTCAAGGTTTTAATCCACTTGCTAATAAAACAATAGAAGGTTATAATAAAGGTAAGAAAGGAAATGTCATAAGCCCCACTCGTATTTTAGAATCAAGATATAATATATACAAACATGATTCTAATAATATAGGAAAGAAGACACTTGGTATTGGTGCTGTAGATAATGCCTACTCATCTATATTTAAACGTATAGGTGCTAGACTTATGCCTGAATATACATTTAGACCTTTTGATAAGAAAAAGAAACCTCACACTAGAAAAGTAAACATTGCATTTGATCACAATAAAATAGTTATTGACGGTGTAGAATATGTTTCTCTTTCTGATATAGAGACAACTACAGGTAGAAAAATAAGTGATATCATAGCTCAGCTTATGAATGGATGGGTGGATATTGAGAAAGATGCTTGGATATTTAACATCAATGGAAACAATGTAGCTGGTCCAGTTCTTCTATTCTTGTTAGAGACAGGAGTAGATTTTAAAACAGCAGCTTATTTTGTTTCTCAGCCTATAATTGTTGACTATATTAAACAAAGATTTCAATCTGAAAGTCCTTTCTACGAGCCTTCTGGTAAAGGTAAGAGACAACAAAGAGGTCTTAATAAGTTTGCCATAAGAATGAATATGGTTAAAGAGTATATTGGACCACTTCCTGTTATACAGAAAGGAGATAGAGCTGGGGAAGAATTTTTGTCTGGTGAAATACTTTATAATAACTTTATAAAGCCTACTACTTCTAATGTAGTGTTTTCACAAAAAGAATTGTTGGATAATATACAATCAAAAGACTTAAAATCACTTACATCTAAAAGAGCTCTGATGCATTTCTTTGAGCTTGAGGATATGATGAACCAGCTTACAAATGTAAAGCTTACGGTTAACGTTGATACAAACCCATCTAAAACATTCTTAGATGCTCAGACTAGATTGATTAATATAGAAGGATTGAATAAAACTGATATCTTCCCTCCTGATACTATTCAAAAGATAAAAACAGATTCTCCTATTTCTTCTTTCTTTATACAGAACTTCCAGTTAAATCTTTTCAAACCTTTGATGAAACTTAGAGCTGATGAAAAGATTAATAACTTTTTGATTAAGCAGATAGAGTCTGAGAGTTTTAAATTAGGGTTTGATGACACGAGTAAGTTTGCAGTGGCATTTAAGAATGATATTCCTCTCTACTTGTTACACAACTATTTAAAAGGAGTTAACCTAGATAGTATAAAAGAATACAGTAGTATTGGTGTTGATTCTAATATTCCTGTAGAAGAAGCTCAGCTTAAATACGGAGCCTTTGTAAAGAATAATGTAATGTACATAGACAAGGCTCAGATAAAGGAAGACTTTAAAACTAAAGCTTACGCAAGTGCTGCTTATGAAAAAAGAGGTCTTCATAAAGTATCAGAAGAGCACTTTACTTTCTTTAAGAACAATGATTTGGATTTCCAAGAGTATAGTCACTTTGTTTTGGAGAGAGAATATCTCAGAAGCGTAACTCCTACAGAAGGTAAAACAAGACCAGAGTTTGAGAAAGAAATTGCAGAGAAAGCTTTAGAGAATACCTATAACTTCTATAGTATTTTAAAGTCTCCTTCTAGTATAGCAAATGTCTTTAGTCAGATTAAAGAATCAGCAACATCTGATGTATCAAAAAATTATATGATATTTGATCAGATTGTACCTAGTAAGCTTAAATCTGATAAGGGTATAAATACTCTTAAAATGAAAAGTGCAAAGGTAGATAAAGACATGGCTAACACTCTTCATGAAAATCTTGTTAGACTATCTGATCCTAATACAATTAAGTTAGCAGATCCTGCTAGAAATGCTAATATGTCAGCATTTTTTCGTAAATTTATTGTAGCGGAGTATATGAGATCAGGTATTACAAAATCAAGTGATAGTCTTTCTCCTATTCTTCCGACAGATGTTTTAATGAAACTTTTAAAAGAACCAACTCAAGACTTTAAAGTGACTGATGAGTTTTTAGAAAACTATTACTCAGCGTTCTTAAGAAACTGGAATAAAGCATCAAAAGATAGAAGAAATAAAATTCGTAACTATTTGAAAGTGAGTGAGTTAAGTATACCAAGTTTGGAAGCTGCTGACAACTCACTGGTTATCACAGATGAGAAAGGTCTTAACAATTATGTTAGACCTATTAGTCCTGAAGGAGTTAAATCTATTATACAGAACAATCCAGGATATGTTTTTATATATCCTACTAATGAAGCTGGAATAGATGAGAAGCTTTCCTCAGAGTTCCAAAAAGGATCTTCTATTGGAATTCCTGTTAAACCTAAGGGAGGACGTATGCAAAAGTGGTCAGATAGTTCTTATGATAGTAATGTTGTGGCTATAAACAATTCTTTAAATAAAATAGAAAAGGCTCTTGAAGATGATCAACCTATTGCTTTTCCACAAGAAGGATTTACTGATGTAGTGGATAAGAATAAGTCTAGTCAATTAGAGTCTTTTGATGTTTTACAACAAGCTGCACCACGTACCTTTGAGTATCTGGCTACAGAGCTTTATAAAAGATTTGGATATATCCACCCTGGAGCTGAAAAGCTTTTAGGATTTAGAACCCTGTATCAAACTTCACAAGAAATATCTGATACTGAGGTTGATGAGTTTATTAAAAAATGCTTTGGAGAATAAAATAATACACACTTATGCTAGTTTGTCCTAACATCAATACAAAAGAGTGGAAAGAGTTAGAAAAAGCTCTTGGTCAAAAAGAAGCTTTTAGAGAATATATTAGACTTAATACAGGAGGTATTCCCTCTTTGGTAGATGTTCTTCCTTTAAATCAGGTTCCTTTTTCTAAACTAGAAGATGACGAGAGTGTTAAAACACTTAAAGAAAATACAGCTAATGATTTAATAGATTTTCTTAATAACAAGTTTCCTGGTGTTAAGGGTGCTGTCATCAATGATAAGAAACAAAAGTGGAAAGGAAAACTAGTAGATGGTAAAACTCCAACAATCAATCTTGCATATGCAGAAGCTTCTGATGGTTTTCATGAGTTTTCTCATCCTTTCTTAATGGCTTTAAGAAAGTCAAACTCTGAAACATTTAACTCTTTGTATAATGATTTAAAAGAATCTGAAGAGTGGAATGAGATAAGTGTTAGAGCTACAGAGCGTGTAAATAAACTCTACCCTGAACTGAGAGGTAATGTTAATCTAGATTTATACAAAGAAGAAGTGATGGCTACAGCCATAGGTTATGCTTCTGAATTAAAGCTTCTTACAAGTAAGAAAAAGATTAGCTCAAGATTAGGTAGAATAATTGATAATATTTTTGAGTGGCTTAATAATTTCTTCTCTGAAATTTCACAGAAAGGTTTTGCAGATCGTATTAAGACAAATGACCTCACTCCTAATACTACTTTTGGTGAAATCATTGATATGTTCACCGATACCAGAAGTCAGATTATTTTAGATTCTGATTGGAATAAAGCTGCTGATAATCTTAGAATAGCTGATGCTATGACAGGAGCTCTTACAACCAATCAAGAACTCATGTCTGAACAACTGATGAATGATGTATCAACTGAAATACTTACAAATAAAGCTTTTAGTTTAGATGAGTATATCAATCAGTGGTTAGCTAAAACATTTAAACTTCCTAAAAAAGAATTTGTACCAAGAAAAGTAAAACCTTCTGAGCTTGCTTACAATATTGCTAGCAGAATGATAGAAAGTGTTCAGCAAAAAGGTTTCCAACTGAGAGGTATTGATTTTAAACAAGTAAAAACTTTACCAGAGAGTTTTGCTGTTCAGAAAGCAACTATAGAAAGACTTGCAAATATCATCACCCCTATTGAACTTAATTATAAGTTTTCAAACTATCTTACAAATAAGAAAGCTACATCTATAGCATTAAATCAACCTCTTGTTACAATAAAAGATGTTGAGACAAAAGATAAAGAAGGAAACGTAGTTATACAACCCACTCCTAATATTCAAATTTCTGTTGCTGAGGCAGAAGCTGTTATTGATTTTCAAAACTTTATTAAGGATAAATTTCCTGGACGTAAGTCTATACCAGCAGACGAGCTTAATGATGAGTATTTAAAGTGGGTGACAGAGAACTATGGAATAAATTGGACAGATGCAACTGGTGTAGCAGGCTATGGTATGAATAGGATTGCTAATGCTCCATATCAAAATTATACTAGAGTTTTATTTATAGATGATTATTTTGATACCAGTCCAAGACATAATTTTACAGTGAACCAAACAGGTGATCAAGGAAATGGATTAGGTTGGTATGTAAGAGTTGAGATTGGAGGAGATAGATTTGATCATGAGTTTCAATCAGATATTCTTCCTGAAATTGAAAAAGACTTTAAAGAGGGTAAGTATTCTGAAAGTTTACCAGCTGGAAAACTAAGACCTCAGAATAGAAGAACGCAAGTTGAAAATCTAGCTGTATCTAAGATAACTAGCATGATGCAAACATCTGGTGATTTTCTAATTGCCAGAGATAATTTTTTATATGATCAAATAACTACTGTTGATGAAGAAATAGAAAATTCTTCTCCTACTCTTATTGAGATAGAACCACAGGAGTTACAGATTTATCCTGAACTTCCTTTTAGTAAGTTGGATAGTTATGATCCAGCTAGATTAGAAAACTCTAAAAAGTTTTTGCTTGCTGAGGTGGATGTTCAAATACAACTATTAAAAGATTCATCTAGAAGATTGGATACTATTTTAGGACAAAAAATGTTTTCTAAACTTTACAATCTATTTTTAAGTAGAAAGAATGATGAGCAGAAAGAATTGTTTGATTGGTTTAAAACATTTAAAACTACTGATTTTAGTACCTCTGATCAAGACTCACTGCCTTTTAGTAAAATAGATAATGCTCCTGTAGAAATATTTTTAGGAACGTATAATGAAAAAAGTTATTACTTAACTCAAGAAAGTATTGATAAATTTCCTTCTGCATTTAAGAAAATATACAAAATACATTTGGAATGGGCTCAGTCAAATGCTCCATTAAAACCTAAGTTGCCAAATGATGAAATGTTTTGGATAAATACAATGGCTAATGCGTTTATGAACAGACTTGTTGATAAACAAGGAAATATTAAAAAGAATTATGGAAAAAATAAGGCTGATATTCAAAGGACAAGAGATCTTATAAAAGATGAGCTTAAAAAATCTTTTAACTCCTATAACTTTTCTAAAAAACAACTAAAGGCTTTAGAGTGGAGACAAATAGTATATCAAGATGTAAATAATATAGTACACATTACTGAATACTATAAAGGACAGTTTAATAGACTTTATAGATTTTATAATAATATTTATGAATCAGCTCTTCCTATAGCTCAAGAAAAAATAACAGCTAAAGAAAGAGACCCTAACTTTGCTAGATATAAAAAATACAATGACCTTTACTATAAGTGGTTTGATATAATTGTTCCACAATCTATAAATAGTGCTAAAGCTGAGGGACGTCCATACTACTATCTTCCTACAGCTATGGCTATGAATGCTATTGAAGGTAATCCTGCTGCTGAAAAAGTCTACTGGACTCCTTCTGATAGTCTTGAAGAAATGAAAAGAGGTTTAAATCCTATATTGGATATTGAACGTTACATATCACAAAATACAGAAGAGACAACAGCTGTAATGCGTCAGTATCTAACTTCAGAAATGTTGGCTAGATATACACAAGAAACAACTCCTAGAGAAATTGCTGAAGATTTATATGATAAGACTAATTTTACAAACTCAGATGAATTTAATAAGTTTCTATTAACTAATTCCAACACTGTAACAAAACCTAATGGTCCTTTTTACAATGCTGTTGTTAGATATGCTAGAAAGAATAATATAAAACTTACGTTTGAAAAACCTGTCTGGTCTAAAGAAACATTGATTAAAGTAGATCTTACAGGTTACACAATAAAGCCAATAGATAGATTCAGTAAGATAGATGTTGAAAATGTTGTTTCTCCATCTTTGAATAAAGAACAAGTAAAAAAAGAACAGAAAAAAGATGCAGGACAATCTATTGTAAACTCTGTAGCAAATAGATTATCTAATAACTTAGGAATAAACTTTAATGTTGTCACTGCAGAACAAGCTAGAACTCTTACAGAAGGAACAAATAATCCATGGAATGGTGAGAAAGCTTTCTATCTTAACGGAGAAACTTACTTCTTATCTGAAGGTTTTAATACAGAAAATGTACTACATGAATATAGTCATCCTTTAATTGATGCTGTATTTGCTACCAATAAAGAACTTTTTAACAGATTGTATGATATGCTTTCTTCCAGTGAAGAGGGTAGAGCAATCATAAATGATGTTACCAATCTTTATCCTGAGGTGAAGTCTACAGATCCTCTGTTTAGAAAAGAGGTGTTGGTTAGAGGTTTAGCTACTGAAGCTCAGAATAAAATAAACGGTGTTACAAAAAGTAAAGATTTCAGCAGTTTTATAGATAGAGTTTTGTTTGCCATAAAACAAGCTTTGAGAAAAGTGTTTGGTGTAAAGGTTAAGGTGGAAAAACTTTCTACTAACACTACACTAGCAGAACTTGCTAAAATGTTAACTAGTGATCAGTTTGAAATTGACACTGAAGTGATTTCTGAAAATGATTATGTTCAGTATTCAAGAGATTTGAATGAGTTAAATGAACTAGTGGAGTCTTTAGATGCTGTAGATAGTTCAGATATTTCTTTAACTATAGATAGGTTTTACGAACTGGTTAGTAATCAGATTCGTCAAGTTATGAGAAATAAAAACTATTCAGAAGCTCGTCAAATACTTATAAATGAAGAAACCAAAAAAGGTCTTCTTCAGGAAATCAAAAGTACATTAGAGGTTACTCCTGAAATTAATGAGAAACTGAGAGAGCTTTTGGATGAACAGGATATTAGAAAAAGAAACGTTAAGAACTTTGTTCACTCTGTAAACCGTCTTGAGATTTTAGCAAAAGCTGTTCTTTCACATATGCAAGAGCTGTCTAAAAAAGGAGATGGTGTGGAAGTGATGAACAGTATTTTTTACTATGATCTTCTGGTTAGAAACTGGGATAAGTTCTTGAAGGAAACCAAAATAAGATTGTTTGATAATGGTCTTGATCCAGATAGTAGTTTTGGTGAAATGATTTCTTCTACTTCTGAAAACATAGAAAAAACTAAAAGACTGATTAGATCTTCATATGTACCAGGTGTATTTAAAGTTTTAAAAGAATCTTTGGAGCCTCTTTCTAAAGATATTGATAGAGTTTATTCAGATCAAATTAAAAAAGCTCAGGACAGAAATGCTCCTCAGTCTGCTATAGATAGAATACAGAAGAAATGGGATGCTACTAAGTTAACCGATGAAAGAATAATGGATCTTTTGTTAGGTGAAGCTGGTGATACCAACCCTGTATCTGCTTTCCTGGAAGATTATACAAATAGTCCTGACCCAATTGTTGGTGGCTTTGCTGTATTTATTAAGAATGCTTATACAGATGTAGATGTTGAAGCATTGAAAAACTCAAATGAGTTTGTAAGAGAGATAACTCCACTTCTTAAAGAAGCTGGATATAGTCGTACAAACTTTACATCTTTGATGCAGAAGATATCTTTCTTGGATGAGATGACCTATTTTAACAGTAAAACAGGTAAGCTTGATACTAAAAAGATGTGGACGTTTTTAAATGAGTTTAAGAATGTTGATGCTAATCTTAAGAAATATCAGCATGACTATGAGATTGCTAAAGAAAATGGTGACGTTGCTGAAGCAGATAGAATACTAAAAGAAAAACGTAAACACTTAAAGGATTATTTTCATCAGGAATATACTGATGAGTTTTATAAAAGAGAAGAAGTTTATGATTCTTTAGAAAAGAATAAGGATTTAGAGGATGCTGTTTACAAAGTTTTAGGTGTTAATAAATCTAAAGCCAATGCTGCTCAAAGAGCTGAGGCTGCTGCTCTGTATGATAAATCTGCTAAAGAGGCTTACAGACGTAAGTATTTGATTATTAACGAGATTAAAGAGTTAGATGGTCTAAATTATATTGAAAATAATTATGATCAAGTAGCTGAACAAAAAACACTTCTTTGGAGAAGGTATTCTCAGATTGCTTCTTTAAGAGATATAAATGGTCAACCTAAGTTTGGAGAAGAATTATTAATTGCCTTAATAGAAAAGAAATACAGAAAAGTTTCTAATGACATTTTTGAATGGAAACCTATTACAGGTCAGTTTGAATTCTCTTTAAGCATGTACGAACAGAGTTTAATAGATGCTGGGATACCAAAAGACAGTATAGAGTTTGATGAAAAAAGAAAGAAGTGGATTAAAGACAACACTGTTATTAAATACACAGATAACTTCTATAAAGATAGAAATGAAATACTTTCAAAGCTTAGAAGACTTCTTGATGAAATACGTAAGATAAATCCTAATCTTGTAGAAAGAATTGACTCTACAGAAGAGGTTGAAGAGATGTTGGATCTTTCGTTAGGTTTCCGTGATCAGAACGGTCAGATAATGGGGAATGATATATCTGATGCTTCTAAAGAAAGATTTAAACAGCTTCAAGAAATAATAATAAAAAAGAAAGAAAGTTACGCTGGTTTTAGTGGATTAACTGCTTCTGAAAGTAGGGAGCTTTCTGAGATATTTGAAAAGATTAAAGCTAAAACAGCAACTGCTTCAGATAAGCTTAGACTTAATGAACTCACTGAAATAAAAAATCAGTTGGGTATTAATAAAGCAATGCAGCTTGAGCTACAAGGTTTATACAGAGAGCTTTCAGACATCCAATCTAAAGAAGCTACTGATTACTATGTAGAACAATTAAACGAGTGGCTAACTCACATGGGTGAGAATCCTGTTGATAATGATACAGCTTCTTCAGTGTTGGCTCCTGAAAACTACACTTCACTTTTTAAGAAGAGTGCTGATTTTGAAAAATGGTTTAAAGAGAACCATGTTTTAAAAGAGGTTTACGATGAGAGTAAAGGAGAAAGTGTGCTTCTATACGAAAGACTTTTTATATGGAACCGTACCCGTCCAAATGATCCAAAACATTTCCAAAGCTACACTCTTCCTTCTGGAGAGGTTATACCAGGTGTTCCGACTCTTTCTTACTTTAGAAGAGTTGTTAAAGATGAATATAAAACCAAGAAAGTTGTTGGTAAGAATATAGATAACCGTGGAAACTGGCTTCCAAAGTTACCTCAAGATGGAGCACCTACAGACTCACCATACATAAATCAGGAATATTTTGATTTAAAAAAGAATGATCCAAAAGCTTTTGCTGTCTTAGAAAAGATGAAAGAGTACCATCTTAAGTGGCAAGAGAACATACCTTTTGAGAGTAGACTTTATATGCAAGCTCCTAGATATAGAAGTATGGCATCTGAGAACTTAAAAGTTTCCAGACTTAAAGAAGTTAATCCTTTAAGAAGACTTTGGTTAAATATAAAAGATACTTTCTTTAAAGCTAATGATGACTATCAGGATGATTTAAACTTCAACCCTGCAAACTTAGTAAGTGCAAACATGTTTGATGAGGAAATTAGAAAAGTTCCTGTTACTGGTTTGTATGATTTAAAACCTGATGAGGTTAGTATGAACTTCTTAGATGGGATGATGTCTTATATGCATGCTGGTTTAAAACAAAAAAAGCTTATAGAACTTAATCCATTTGCACAAGCTTTAAAATCTGTATTGGAAGATCCTTCCAATGCCGTTGTGGTAGAAAATAAGTTTGTAAAAAGCATCTATAAAAAGACAGGTAGAAAAGTTCCTATTAGAGAGCAGGGTCAATCTGTTAGAGCAAAAGCAATATCTAACTTTATTGATAGAGAGTTCTTGGGTATTAATGTAGCAGATATGACAAGGTCCATGCCTCTATTATGGAAACTAAAACGTCTTACATCTAGTATAGCAAGTACTTCTGCATTTGCTTTAGACATACCATCAGCTTTTAAAAATAGACAAGGTGCTATTGTACAAGGTTTAATAGAAGCAGGTGGAGGTAGATTTATGAGTGCTAACAGTTATCGTTTAGGAAAAATCAGAGCTTTTTCTATGATGAAAGAGATTAGCACACAGGTGTATGCTACAAAAAATAAATCTTTAGATGTTCAATTGGCTCAGATTTTTGATCCAGGTGAAGAGTTTCTAAGAAAATCTATAGAAACTCAATTTGGAAGATCTGTTTTTTCTGATGCTGCTAACCTTAGTATACTAACTAATCCTCGTAAGTTTTTACAGTTAGAGGCTACATTAGAAGTGATGTGTGGTATGCTCTATCACGTTAGGGTTCCACAAACTATAGATGGTCAAACAAGAGAGTTAGAGTATATAAATGCTTTTGAAATTAAGAATGGTCAGATACAACTAAAACCAGGAATACCAGAAGAGTGGGCTCCAGGTGGTGCTAAGTTTAAAGAAATTAAAAACAAAGTTCAAGAAGTTGGTAAAAGACTAGAGGGTACTTATTCAGATTTAGGAAGAGCAGAAATAGATAGATACTTCTTAGGTAGTCTCATGAAGTTTATGAAGAAGTATTTTACTTCTATGTTTATGAACTGGTTTGCTCCTAATAGAACAAGTGCTGCTTTGGGAACAGTTAGTTCTGGTAACTATGTTGCCTTCTTAACGTTGATGGCTCAAATTCTTAGATATGGACCTAAAGCTTATATGTGGGCTAATGAAAGTGATGTAGCAGGATTTAGAAAAACTCTTATGCAGGTTGCTGTTGTTTCTTTCCACTACATGGCTCTGTCTTGGTTCTTTGATTATGATGATTCAGATGAAAACAGATTTGAAAAAATAAGAGCTCGTGAAAAGTCAAATCTAGACGATAGTATAAACTATTCAGGATGGGTGTTTAATCATTTATTACTTCTTACGTTAAATACATTAACGGAGACTGAAACTTGGACAAACCCTAAAACATTTATAAACACTGTTTATGGTATACCTACTCCTGGTCCAATAATAGACTTGTCATTGAAAACTCCTTATAATCTTGTAGACCATAGTATTGGTATGGTAACAGGAGATCCTTCTGATTTCTATAAACAAGATACAGGACCTTTCTGGTTTCAAAAAGAAGGTGCACCAAAAGCTATGAATGATTTAGCTAAGTTGTTTGGTGTAACAGGTAAAACGTTAAGTCCTGAAAAAGGTATTAAAGCTGCTGAAGCAGTAAGAGAAGGGGTGTTTAAATAACACCCCTTTTTTATTTCTGATACTTTACAAAGTCAAAGTTTATAAATATAAACCCTATTCTAAATCTTATAAACTCAATCCATTCACCATCTTTTTTCTGATAGTCTCCCTGGTCTATCATTACACCTAGTAATGATTCTGCTTTATTAAAAAGTCTAATTTCAAATTCAAACATAGTTTCTATTTTTTAGATGATGCCACTCTTATGGCAATTTCTTTATTAAATCTCTGACAGAATCTTCTTGTCTTAGTTTTTGCTGCTAAACTAATAACCTTATAGGTCAACCCAAGCTTTGAAGAAGCTTCTTTGTATGTATTATAAGTAGCTATTAACTCTTTCTTTTCAGGGTCATATACTTTAACACATACATCTTCGTGTCCAAAAAGATTTAGTGGATTCATATTACTTCTTAGTTTTAGTTTCTATAATAAAGGGATGCTTCATTAGGAAGCAGTCTTCCACCCATCCCATGTGTTTCTTAAATCCATTTAGGAAGTTCTGTATATTAGAAGCTCCTACGGGATTATGACTATGTACACAACACTGTTTTAACTTTACATCCATCTTCTGGCAGTATTCTACTAAGAAATTAGCACAATCCATACCTGTCTTCTCTTTATAAGAAGTGTAGTCTGGTTGTTGATATCCATTAGCAGCCACTTGATTGTAGTAGTCATTCATGTGTTCATCGGCTAAGTCATGATCAAAACTAATTAAATCAGGAACTCCGTTTTCTATAATCCACTTACAGAACTCATCGTAGTTTCTCACTACAAACCAGGGATGATAACCTGGGATAGTTTCTGTAGGTGTGCGTTGATCATCTAAATAAAGAGCTTTTTTCATTTAAAAGTTTTTATGCATTAAAGACTCTTGTACACCTGTTTGGTTATGATATTTACTACCAGCTTTCTTATCATAGCTTTCCAAGATTTCACCTTCCACTCTTGCAAATTCTATTTGACAAATCTTCATGTTAGGATAGATGCGTATTTCTCTAGTGGCTACTAGTTCTAATACCAAGCTACCTTCAAAACCTGTGTCAATAAAACCTGCTGTTACGTGGATGAATAATCCTAGTCTTCCTAAAGAACTTTTACCTTCCACCTTAGCACGGATGTTTTTCTTTACGCCTATTCTTTCATTACAAGCATATAGATAAACTTGTTTAGGTTTAAGGATGAAGCCCTCTTCAGGAATTTGGAATTCCCAAAACTTATTTGGTTTACGAACATCTAGTACGCCGGGTTCATAAACTTTAAAGTCTGGGTGTAGCGTGAGGTCTACACTGTTAGGGTTTAAGTGATCTCTGTTAAACGGATCTATGATAATGTTTCCGTTTTCCATCTCTTGCAAAATTGTCTTGTCTGATAAAATCATAACTAAAAAATGTATCTAATGTTTAAAGGGTTGAAATATTCCATGTAAAGTTCAGTGAACTGCTTAACCATATTACTTTTGAGCTTATACATATAACGTATGTTATCAGGGGCATACTGAGAGTCTTTACACTCTTGTATGTCAGGTCTCCATAGTAGCTCATTAACTTGTTCATCATTACGCTCATATTGAATTTTGTTGTAAGTTAAGAAGATACATTCACATTTTACGTCTATATCTTTAGCTTTTAACTCTTCAAAAAGTTTTTTGTATTCATCTAACCATCCTCCTACATACACTATAGGAGAGAAGTTGATGTGTACTTCCATCTTCTCTTGAAGCTTTGGTATACAGTCTATTCTATCTGATATCTTATCTGTATTAGGTTCTAGTATGTCTGAGAAAATCTGAGGCATCAGACTCACTCTTATTCTGTGTTTACCTGGAACTAATTCATACTCATCTATAGGAAATTTAGTGGGGTACTTGGTTGCAAATGTACTTTTTGCTTTACCACTGTAGTTAAAGAAATCAAATACACTTTGCCAGTTATAATGCTTAGACATAAGTGCTACATCTGTACTACAGCCTATATCTATTGTATAACGTTCAGGATCGCATTGATTAGGAACTTTGGGCCATGGTTGGTAAGCTACCCACTTGTCTATAGAATGAAAAATATCTTCTATATTCTCATTTATATATACCTTGTCATCGTTGTATCTTCCTACATAACAATAGGACTTCATACAACCTCCTAAACATCCGTAGATAAAATTGGGAGAAATGGCATCAGCACTTCTCCCATTATCTCTGGTATGTAGGGTTTTAGTTTTCTGTTTTATTATTTTCATGATATCTTTCTTTTAGGAAGATGTACCTTCTAGATTCAAAGTCTACTGCTATAAGTTTCCAACCTTCCTCACCTATTTCGTTTAGACTATTTTCTAGTAGGTTTGCTCCCATTGCAAGAGTTACCACTTTATAATCATATCTAGGCATTACAAAAGTTTTTCGTGTTTAAGAATATTTTCAACTGTTGTTTTTAAAGAAAATAAATCAGAGACATTTGCTATTCTATAGTCAAAGTTCCATTTGTCTAAAGAAGTTTCACTAGGGTGAGCATTTACAGGTTTACATCCTGGTCTATCTATACGAATAATTATACCACCTTTTTCTTTTATAGCTGTTGCTTCATTAGAAAAACGTGTATCAGTGATAATCCAGTTATCACAATCCCACCCTTGTGGAGCTCTATCTGCGGGAACACATTCATAGTCAGCCATGAGAGCATTAACCCATACGTTAGTATGTAATCCGTTTCTCATAGCATCTGTACCAAGCTTTTGTAGAAAATCTCTTACCGTCATAGGTTGTAAGCCTTCGTCACAAGGTGTCCACCATTCTGCAGGAAGAGGTGTTCTTTTAAAGTCTTGATCTTCAAATAGTTCTTCATCTATACCAAGTATATGAGCAGCAATTTCTTTAAGCTTATCTGCAAACTTTCTAATTTCCCAATTAGAAGACTCTTCCAACACCCAGTCGTATTCTTCTGGTTCGTTAACAGCATCTTCTATAGAGAATGCAAATGGATCTTTTTTACCACCCATTAAATATTGGATGATTTTTCCTACTGTGTCTTTACCAGAACCTGCGTATCCTGATACTCCGATGATCATTTTGTGGGTTTTTTAGTAAGTGATATGAAACAAAAAATAATGTGTTTAATCCAACCAAAGATAGTGTTTTTTCTTTTATAGTTTTTCATAACAAATAAAAAAAGGGGGAAGATTTTCTCTTCCCCCGTGATTATTATAAAAAGGTTACACCAAATTCTTCTTGCTCAGTGACAGGATTATCTATATCAAAATCTGAACCAGTAGTTTGAACAGTCTGTACTGGAGTGATAACACCGTTATACTTTACAAAGTAGTCATGAAGTTTCTCATGATCACTCATGTATGTACTAGGGTGAGATTCTTTTAGAGCAAGTGTAATATGATTGTACATAGCCCAAGCTGAATCAGTGTGGCAGTTGTAAGTGTGACTAGGTTTATCCATTTCACGCTTAACTATACCCACTTGTGTCAGTGTAAGGATTTCGTCTTGAGCAAACAGCTCACCCAGAATTCTACCCTTTTCTCTAGGAGTGAGGATTACATTCTTAAGTGTAGTTTTATCTTGCAAGAGTCTATCGTAGTGTTCTCTAGCTGCGTGCACCTGATTTTTAATTTGACCCACTACATCTTGAAGAGCTGTACCAGAATGCTTACGAGAATAGCTTCCCATGTCTCCACGTAGTACACCATTCATACATACAAATACATGAGCTCCAATGCCACACTTAAATCTCATAGTTTTATTGTAACTATTAGACCAAGCAAACATCATACCCATGTCTGGATCATTTCCATAATCAAGATGATATACACCTTGAGCTATATTACCTTCATTGCTGAGCTTGTAACACTCATTCTTAATAGTAAACCCTGCTGCTTTTAATTCATTCTTTACATTGTCTATAACATCACCGTGTGGTACCACGGCATAACGTCCACCATGGTTAGGCAGACTTACACTTCTTACTTGATTTTCTGTGTAATAAGGAACTTTAGGAGGCATACGTGTTGGTTTTAATTTAGTTTTAAAATAATGAAAGCTGTGTTACTTTTTTGAAGGATACAGCTTGAATTCCTTCTATCTCTTTATAGATCTCTTCTAAATAATATCTTTTGTTTATATCATAACTATCGAATGGTTTAGTAGCATCTAATTTGTTCACTGTTGTTTGCAGCCACTCACCAGATTCTACCTGGATCTCTCTTCCATCGTTATGACATTTCACAAGCTTACTCCCATTACTAGATACATAATATCTAATTATTTTCTGTAGTTTGTTGTTAATAAGTTCTCCGTTAACTATTCTTCTTTCTTCAAAGTGCCAACCACCCTTGGCTTTGACACCACCACAATAGTCTACTATGTCTTGGTTCTGATCTAGAAAGTCTTCAGGCTTAGTACCATGTACAAAATAAGCATAGATGGCTTTTGGTATAATAAGAAAAGACTTGTTCTTATGGAATGTAGCCACTTTCTTTTTAGCTAAGTCTTCCCATTCAAACGCACCTTTACATTTTACTTTACCTCCTTTAGTGATAGCCATGTAGTTATTGACATCACGGATTATCATCTTACTATATTGGTCATGCTCTAGGGCTAGCTGTGTAAGCTTTTCCCATTCACCACAAACTTTCATATAGTCATCCACTCTACTATCTGGTATCATCATCTCTAGACCATCTGTGTTCAACATAAGAGGTTGACACTCTGGAATAGCCAAACTTAACATCTCTGCAAGTTTTGATAATAGTAGCTGACCATTAATAGTAATCTGCATAGTCATTCTAGGATCATATAGGAAACTATTCTCGTCACCTGTTAATCCATATGTACTATTCAGGATAATCTTGTATACATAGTTCTTTGGGTCTGTCTTAGGAATCTTCTTTCTCTCTTCGAAGAACCACTCATACAGCTGATTAAACTCTTTAGCTGGTAGATGCTCTGGATGAAAACCATTCTTGATAGCTAGATTAGGATAAAAACTAGTAACATCAGACGTCATTATTGTCCATCCTGGTTTAGCTTCATACACACCTGCTGATGTGGCACCATGGATACCACCTAAACCGTAGTCAGTCTTCACTCCCTTAAAGTTCATGCTATATTTAAATCCGTCTTTGGTAGATGTAATCACCTTAGTACGGAAATAGTCTAGCACTTTATTAAACTCAGGAGTTTTAAACTCCACATACGGTAGAATGCAATCTGCTAGTACAATATAATCTCGTTTGGTTCTAAGCGTTTTAATATGAGCTTTGTCCCAACCAAGACGTTCTTGTAGAAAATAAAGAAATAGTTCTTTGGATATTCTAGGCTCAGATGCTGAATATAAATCTATACCATATTCTTTAGTAAGTGTCTGCCTAAGTGCTATTTGTTCTTTAGAGTGATGAAGTATTTCTTTAGTTGAGAGTACGTCATTAATACAATAGTCAATAACATCTTGTAATTGATTAGAATCTGTTATAGGTTGATAATGTGGATGAGGCATCTCTTCTACATTTCCCCAGTCCATGGAATACTGTATCCACTTCAGGCTGCTCATCTTAGCTTTATTATCCCAATGATTAAGCTTAAACAAGTCTATCTGTTTAATCTTAAGCTTATAAGGAGCATAATCTAAGAAGACTCCCTTGTTGGATTTATCTATAACAGATTGTGCATAAGAATAAATATACTTAACTATATTTTCTATAGACTCTCTTAATAGATAAGTTTGATTTTCATAGATCTTTTGTGTAATCTGAGCATCAAAGTTTAATCCATTAAAAGATATGTGCCATTCTTTCTTTGCAACACATGTGTTTAGAAACTTAACAAACTCTGGAAAGTCATTTCTCTGTTCGCAAACAACGAACACTCTTTTTATATTTGGATCTTTATAGTGTTGAAATACTGCTATGAAACAATTACAGATAGTTTCATAGTCCATGATCCAGTGAGCTTTTTCTTCTTGCATCTTCTATAGTGTTCAGTTAAGCTGTCCCCCCTTTACTAGAGCCAAAAAAAGCAGATGTAAAATCTGCTAGTTTTGGTTCACACAAAAACAAAGGATTAAAGAGCAGTTAGGAGGTTGTTGGTTTGTGGGGCTTCAGTAGCAGCTGTGAAATATTGTTTGGTGTTAAACTCATCAGCGTTTATTGCAAACATTTTAATAAAGCTTTCTACTTCAGACATTTCTTCAATATAGTATTCGTAAAACGTTTCTAAAGTTTTACGCTCTTCTGCATAATCTTTACCATTTTCTCTTTTACCAATCTTCATTCTTTGAACGTCACCCATTTCAGTGAGCTTAGCTACCATGTGCATAGACTGTTTCTTTTGTTTTCCAATTACAGCTAACACTTTGCTATCCAGATCAAAGATACACTCGTTATAAGGAGCATCTTGTGAAGCTGGGATCATTTTAAAAGTCTTTCTATTACCCCATGTAGAGGTGATAAGAATCATTGATTTGTTCATACTAATTAGTTTAATAACAAAATTATTGGTTTTCTTGTAAAACTTCCAAATTTTCTAAAGAAATTTTTAAAGTTTCTTTGTCTTTATTGCAAGGATTACATAACTCTCCTACATTTTTTAGGACGTCTACATCCATTTGTAAGAGATCTGCGTACTTATTAAAGTATTCCTCAGGGTTTAAAAAGCTATGTAAATACTTATACTCACCTGAGTTTTCTCCATAATACATTCTTATAGCTCGTCTCAGCACAGTGGAAAACTTAGAATACTTTCCAAGCATAAAATACAACCAATCATCTTTGTATAAGTAGAGATCAAATACATATATATTTTTAGATTCTGTATTTATCTTTTTTACATAGAGAGGATTTGTAAGAATTTGTTGTTCTTCAAACACTTTGAACTTTTCAGTGTCAGATTTCTTAAAGACACATATTAGTTTCATGTCTTCAGGTGGTATGACACCTTCTATAGATAGATAGGTATTTTCTGGTCCAAAGGTGGATTTCTTTATGCCTAATGCTGGATAGAGAAACGATTTAGACTTCTGAAAGTACTTGTTGTATAGTTTATCTATCATGACTTGTTTATTTACAGGCGTACCTTACCTATTGCAAACTCATAAGGAAGATCATACCTTTTGTTTATATAATGCCACTCTGCTTTATTTAAAGCCTCTTCAAGTTTTCCCAACCATAGATTTAATGTCTGCTCAGAAACTTCAAAAGGATAGACAGAATAGTTCTTATCAATCACTACGAAGTTAAATTTTAAATCATATCCTTGATTAATCAAGTGTGAATATTTAGTAACTACCAAGCTTGTATATATAGCTGCTTGAAGTCCGTAGTTATAATATTCAACTGATTCTGGAAAGTCTTTTAAGTCTTTACTAGTGGTCTTTACATCATTAATATACAGAATTTTTTTGTCATGATCAATAACTAAATTGTCCACAATTCCTTTAAGACCAAATGGTTTTCCATTTATTTTACAATTTAACTGTAGCTCGTTTAAAACTTCTACATTATCAAACTCAGATGGGTTACATCCTATAAGTTTACATATAGCTTTATCAGTTTTAATTAGTTCTACAGCATTGTGACAGAAGTCATAAGTCTCTTGATCTAATAATGTCTTACCACCTTTAGCCTTAAGAAAGTTCCAATAGTTTTCACATTCTACAGTGAGTATTTTATCTAGTCTTTGTTGATCCGTCTTAAGATTCTGATGGTAGTTCATGTCTTTCATGACATCTAAAACAGCATCGTCAAATTGTTGAAGCTCTGATCTTTGATCACCGTGTTTGAGTAGTTCTTGATGATGAGCAAACACTCTATCTATAACTATTCTTGGATTACCTGTTGGTAGATTAGCTGGGCTAACCATAAACTGCTCATTAAACTTTTCTGGTTCTAGTAATAATCCATGAATAATTTTTCCATGAACTAAATGAGCATCTAATCTTTCTTCTTTATTTCCAAGTACATATAGCTGATAAAAAACTACAGGATTCCAAAGTAGTTTGTTAAGACTACTATAAGAAAACTCAAACTGTCTGCTATAGAATCCTTGTTCTAGGATTTCTACAGATTCATTCATCAAATCTTCTAGCTCCATACTTTTAAATCTTTTAATAATTTTCTAATTCTTTTTGCAGTTTCTTTGTCCTTAGTTAGAGCCTCTTCATACTCTAAGAATTCTATAAGTTTTTCTAAATCTGTCTTTGACATAATTTTCTAATTTGTTTTCCTAAATCTCCATCATTTGGATAGTTCTTAGCAAGACTACTTAGTGATGAAGCCATTGGACTTGGTTTACTATTACTTTCTAAAGCATCTGCAATACGTTCTAACTGTCTAGCTATTTCAGGAAGAGTGTGTTCTATAAGTCTCTTTCCCATTACTGTGTTATGTAGTTCTGCCATCTTTTTCTGTTAAGTGTTTAAACTTTTTCCAGTCTGTTTCTGGAAGATAAAATATTAAAGATTCTATAGAGCAAAGTTCTAAAAGTTCTTCCATAGCTTCATATTCACCACAGTGAACATCTACCTTTATTTGTTCTATTACTGTTTCTATAAGGTCATCTTTAGTTTTCATAACCCCATGCTTTCAATGTTTCTTTAAATGGTGATCCAGGAATCTCTTGTACAAGCTTTAACATGTTTGCTGCTATTTCTCTAATCTCAACCTGAGCATGTTCTGACATTCTGAGTTTCAAGAAGTTAGCAAAGCTTCTCATGTTAAACTGTACATCTGCTTGTATCTGAGAGTTGTATGTCTTAAAGAATCTAGCTGATTCCTTAGCTCTTTTTCTACCCAAAACAGGTGTCCAGTGTTCTAAAGCTTTGTGATAGAGTTCATTAGATTTTTTAGTAAACTCTTCAAGCTCATTATAAAATTTCCAATATCCATTACTTTTCCAATCTTCAGGTAGATAGTATTTATCTTCCTTTAACTCTTTGTATCTAGCTGATTCAGCATTAATAGAAGCTATCCTGTGCTTAAGAAGATGAATGTGTGACGCTATGTCACAGTTTACTAAAAAGTGAACTGTTCCTTTTTCAAAAGGAGTTTCATGTCCTTCTGACCAAAGCATATTTATAAGCTTGGGGATACGTTGTTTCTTTTCATCTGTAAGTTCTCTGGATGTACTAGTCCATGCTGAACAAGCTATAATCTCATCTGAGCCATAGTAGCCTAATAATTCTACTGTGTTGTTCATTTTTTTGTTTTTTCTAATTGGGTTTTCTTATCATGACATGTAGTGCAAAGTACTTGAAGATTATCCACCTCACAGAAGAGTCTTTCTACAAATCCTGGAAGATCATCCGCACATCTTAATGTACCAGCTGGTATTCTATGATCTACGTTAATCTTCTTATCAGGAAACCAGTTAAGACATTCTGCACACTGATACTCAAACTTTTGTCTTTTAAGTGGACCTGTATATGCTCGTTTAGCTTTTGCTTTAGCTTGGGCTATAGGCTTCCACCATCTAGACTTTTGTCTAAGTGCAGATCTTATAAAACTCCAGAACGCAGATTCCGTCATGGTACCTGCATTCCGAGTTTTGGGTGTTTGGGTTTTTCTTGTAACTTTCTTCTTAGCCATTCTGTATTTTTTTGTCTAAGATAGGAACTAATCTGTTACGAACTTCTTTAGCTCCAAAGTCTTTTATACTATCGGATACATCTTTACTCATAGGTAGAACGGCCAATTTTACAAAAGGATACTTCTCTTTATACTTTTTCATAGATTCCAAACCAGCGTCATCATTATCAAAAAGTAGAATGATGTTTTTAAACTTCTCAGATAGATCATTCATTATATCTTCCTTTAGCATTGTATTTTCACTATCAGGAGCTATAACGTCTATATCAAGCTTAAGAGATTTAATAGACATTGCATCTTTAAGACTAGATGTAATAACTAGATTGGGATGTTTATGAAGCTGTTCCATTCCCTGGACATAACTAACCACTTTGATAAATTTTTTATCAAGAGTTTTAGGTTGATATATCTTATAGAGTGTACCATCTTCTTTGAAATAACCATAAAGATAAAGTCCTTTTATGCAGAGCTCATTATCATCTTTGGTCATACAATAACTTTCCAAAGGTTTTACATGATGCTCTTCTAGTAGCTTAGACCCAATATTAAACTGAGTCCAGAAATACTGATCTTGGGTACTCCACTTTCTAATCTTAAAACTTGTCACTTTATATTTACTAGCTTGTTTGAATTCTTTAATGTCATAGCCTCCATTGTTATGGAGAACATAGTCATTATACTTTTCTACAACTAGTTTACAAGCTTGGTGATAAGAAAGATCAAGAAGTAGTTTAACCATCTCTATACCAGATCCTCCCTTTCCTGTAGAGAAATCTTTGAATTTATATACCTTTTGTCCATCTACATAAATGCACATACTTGGCGTGCGTTCTTTAGGATTGAACATACTTTTTATTTTAACATCCTGACCCGTTAGTTTTTCTTTAAGGGAACAGAAATGTTCAAATACAAAGGACGCAGGTACGTCTTTTACATCATGGACTAAATTTTTAATTTTAAACATAACTTATTTAAATTAAAAGAGGGGAATGTAGAAACACCCCCCGATCTATCCACGTATGAGAAAAAAAGATTACATGCTAAAGTCATCATTACCAGCTGGTTCAAAACCAGAAATAGTTTTGTTTTCTAATGCTCTGTAATGATATTTATTATTCTTATCAAACTTCTCAAGTTTGTTCTCATCTAAAGATACAAACTTATATTTTGGCAAAGACAATTTAATAACTGTTTTACCGTTATACTCTTCTTCTTGACCTTTCAAAAAGAAATAAGCATCATGTCCTTTGAGAATAGCTACAGTCTTTGCAACCCACTCTTCCAGACTTTCAGCAGATACTTTGTTAACATCTTCTCTTACACCCAGTTGGTCTGCAATAACAGTGAGCTTGTACATAATCTCATTCTTCATAACGTTTGGTTCGTTATGTTGATCAGTCCATGTAGTTGCCATAACCTTAGAAGACTGACCTTTAAACTTAGGTCCGTTTTCTTCGTTACGGTCTACCAACCAACCTTCAAAGTTTTCCAACTCTGGTCCTTCTAGAACCAGTTCCAATGCTTTCTTTCCAGTGTTTTTAGATTCTCTAACTTGTGCACTGTGGATGTGAGCATAAACTACTCCAGCTTGTAATGACTTAGGAATTCCTCCTCCTTGTTTGACATCTTGTCCTTGTGTACTAAACATGTGTTTAAATTTTAAATGGTTATTAATTCTCGTAGTTAATAATAGCTTGTCTTACATACTCTAAATCATTTAAGATCTCAAAGGTAGGGAACATATCCTTAGGAGACTTACATGTATTCTCACCATTGGTTTGAGTTTCAAATACATAACGTATCACACCGTCTTTGTTCTTCTTGGCTTTACCAAACAAAACTATGGAAAAAAGTCCTTCCAACGTAAGTTTTTCATCAACCATTCTTCCAATAGTTTTTGCTTTAAACTTACGTTTACCTTCTAAATCCGTAGCTTCTTCAGCATGAGTGAGGAAGAAGATCATTAAGTCTTCTCTAAGATCCTTTGGCATCCTTGCTATTCTAGCTAAGTGTGCACCGATCTTAGTGAACTTTTCATAACCTTTCTCATCAGCCTTATCAAAGAATTCAAAGCTTGACATATACTGAAAGTCATCCACTACAATAGTTTTGATTTCAGGACGTTTCTCACTTACATACTTTAGACAAGCCTCAATGCTTTCAGGATTACATTTGTCGTACATGTTACCACCTGGATTATCCTTACTCCATAGTGTGTACTTGGTTTTCCAACCTCTAAAAGGAAGGGGTTTGTTCGCAACGTTTACAATAAACGTTTCTTTGGGGTTTAAAGTCTCAATACTGGTAGATTTCCCAGCACCAGACTCAGCAATAATTAAGATCCCTTGTGCCATATGTGTTATTTATTGTTTTTAATTAACTCATTTAACCAAGTCTTTGCACTAACTGGTCTACCTGTTTGTATAGCAAAATAGTCTCTTATAGTCATTTCACTATAAGGAGCATCTTCCATAGGGGCAGGAGCTTTATAAGCTACTTCAGGTGTAAAAGATTTAGCTAACACTTTGTCACTACTAGTTACAGCAGAAGACTTACTAATAAAAACGGCTTGTTCGTTCACCACTCTTAGTTCATCTAATGGTACAAGATAAGATCCTTTTTCATTAAGTTCAAACTCTTCCTCAAAAGAACTACTTGGTGCCACTCTATACACTTTACGTTCAGAGTCAATAGGATCTAAGCTTCTATTGATTAACTCAAAGAAGAAACCTTTTTCTTTCTTAAACTCTGATGCAAAAATACCTACCACCATTCTACCTTGATCGTCATAGAATGGCATTTTCATGTTGAAGTCTGTCTTGGCTATTTCAAGATCTTTGATGAGTTCTTGATGATAGCTACGGATAGCTTCTAATTTTGATTTTTTCCAAGCATCATGTGACACTTGATCTGACAGTTGAAATGTTGACATGTTTGTTGTGATTTTGTAGTTATGAAATGTTGAGATCTGCAGATTCAGCTTGTCTTCCTCTACCAGAACCACCAGCTCTCCTTGGTACAAATCTACCAGTGGGATTATTAGAAAGTGGTTCAATAGTTTCAGACATCTTTTGTTTGTTAAAGTCACCTCTTAAGAAAATAAGATTGGTGTCGTCAGAACCATTACGTGACTTTATAATATGCATGAACAAGTCTTCCTTGTTACACATATATTCTTTTGGCCCATATACAGGAATGTCAGCTTTGTATGGTCTAGTAAGAACTAACACCATGTCTGAACCCTGCATAAGAGCATCACCACCAAATATATCTGAACTAGTAGGAAAGTTGGCTATAGAGCCAGGAGTTTTTCTAGCTGGTTCATCTATACTTCTATTAAGCTGGGTGATCATTAAGACAATAATAGGAAGCTCATTCTTCACTCTCATTAACATCTCTACGGTGTTATACAAAGTGTTAAGCTTTTCTTTCTCGTCTGGTGATTTCTTAATCAACCAGCTATGGTCTATGGATACAACCATTGGTTTACCACCTAATGCAGTGTAGTAGGTGTGAATGGCTTTCTCCATATCTTTATGTGTCAGCGGAGTATTTATCTGTAGTCTAAAAATACCAGCTTTCTCTAGTACCTCTGTTTCTTCAGCATGTTCCTTCATAATCTTTACAGAAAACTCATCTACTTGCTGCTTTGTACTAAGAATAATATCATAGTCCAGTCCTACGTGTGCAGCAAAAGCTCTTGAAGCTGATTGCTTAGCACCCATCTCAAACTGAAACTCTAAGATGTTAAAGTCTTGTCCAATGTTTAAGTGACGAGCTTCTCTTATAAGTTGAGAAACAAACATGGTTTTACCAGCACCAGGTCTAGCTCCTATAGTTAGCATACTCCCCCATTCTAAACCACCAACACCTGCTGAATTTAATGTTGGCCACGGGGTCTTAAAAGATTTGATTTTTCCTAGTCTTCTATCCTGTATATATTGGAGACCTTCTTTAAGAATCTCTGAATAGGTTCTAGCACCGAAAGGTCTTTCTGTCTTCTCCATACGTGTCTCTTTGGAATGTAAATATAAGAAAATTCTGTGAAAGAAAAAAGTTTTTCTTCCTATTTTATTTCGTTCAAGATGTTTGGATTATCTAGAAGTTCTTGACAATAATCTGCTAGTTTAGACGTTGTCTCTTTGGTTTGTGGATTAGTCTTCTTGATGAAGTAACTACTTGTTACCATATATTGGTAACGCTTACGTTCATATACAATGTTGTAATAGTCTGTGGCATCTAGTACAAGATCCCAATCATATTCAGGATAGGTTTTGAAAAACCATACAAACTTATCTTTAAGTTCCTGAACACTTTGTCTAGCTAGTTCACCACTAGGAAGACGCTTAGCTGGAAATGCTTCTCTATATTCTTTTACCTTTTCTAGAAAGTCTTCACCTAATACTTCTTTAGTGACTTTCTTTTTAGTCTTAATAAGATAAGTTTCAAACTCATTTAGTATTACGCTTCCTAAGTTTGATATTTCTCCTTCTTCTGTTACAAATCCTTTAATCTTACATATAGAAGCTTCTGCATCGGAGTTAATAATTTCTGTAGGTTTTATCTTTTCTCTGCAGCAGTCTAGAAAGTACAGCTGATTAGGCGTTATCTTGTACTTTATTGCTGTCTGCCATAGCTGATGACTCATTCTTTATATTTTTTATGTGGTTGAAAATAGTTTGAAACTTGAGTCTATACCTTGGATCTACTTCCATCAAGTTTGCAAATGTTTTTAATCCATGGATAACAGTAGTATGATCAAGTTTTCCTATAGAGTATGCTATGGCTGTTAGTTTATATCCCATACTACGGGCTAAGTGAAAATACATATGCCTTAGTTCAACTATCTCATTAGTTCTAGACTTGTGTTCTAAAGATAGTTTTTTACCATAGTATGTTGGTAAAAATGGTGTTAGACATGCTTTAAGTTCAGCTAATGGCATCACTTCTAGTTCAGAATCTGAAGAAACCTTTGTAATGATAACAGGTCTATATCCTATCTTTTTATAGAAGTCATCTATAAAATCTTCAACTAGTTTTCTTTCTAGTTTGAGTTTCTTATACTCTTCATCTATCATAATTTTTGAGTTTTAGGGGGTTAAAAATAGTAAAAATGCTGAAAAAAATTGTATATTATATTGTAAGAACTTACATGAAACGCTAAACTTTTTTATTTATATTTTATAACTAATTGAAAATGAGTAACTTACCTCAGAAGAACTCTGTGGCTAACACCATTAAGCTTTATCTATTTCCCTCGTTAGTCACTATAATTTCAATGCTTATTTGGCGTGACATTTCTGAGCTTAGAGCTGATGTTAAAGCTCTTCTAGCCCAGTCTAATATAGACAAAACTAGAATAGACAATCTAGTGAATGATGTAAAGTCTTTAGAAAGTGCTGTTTTTAAAAGACAAATGTCTATGAATACAAGATGGTTTGAAGCAGTTAATCATGATCCTTGGTATAAACCAGAAGAAGAGTATGACATAAAAAAGTACATAAAGTATCCTAAAGCATGATAGATAGTCCACAAACAATAAGCTTACTAAAAAGCATTAACAAACAGCTTTGCTGTAAATTGGATGGTACAACTACTCCTTCTAGTATTGTTTTTGCACCCTCTACAGCTCAAGATAGCTTTGGAAGATTAAGAACCTCTGCACCACTTACATTATTTGATTCTAGTCATAGATATGCGGATAACGGACTTTGGGCCACAAATGCAGCATCAGATGGTGCAGCTGTATTTAATGCTAACCAAGGACTTGTAGATTTAAATATTACAGCAGCCTCTGGCTCTTCTATTATAAGAGAAACAATGAAGGTATTCTCTTACCAACCTGGTAAGAGTCTTTTAGTTCTTAATACGTTTGTAATGGCTCCTGCTAAAACAGGACTGACACAGAGAGTGGGATACTTTGGTGTAAATAATGGATATTATTTACAACTAGAGAACAACACTCTTAGTTTTGTTGAAAGATCTATTGTTACAGGAAGTATTATAAATACACCTGTAGTTCAGTCTGACTGGAACTATGATAAGATGGATGGAAATGGTCCATCTGGAATAACTCTTGATATCAGTAAGTCTCAAATACTTTGGATGGATCTTGAGTGGTTAGGTGTTGGTTCTGTAAGAATGGGCTTTGTTATAGATGGTCAGTTTATACTTTGTCATACTTTCCATCATGCTAATATCTTAGCATCTACATATATTACAACAGCTTCCCTGCCTTTGCGTTATGAGATTTTTAATACAGCTGGAACATCTGGAGCTAGTACACTTAAACAAATATGTTCCACTGTAATTTCAGAGGGCGGGTATGAGTTAAGAGGTGTACAACAAGCTGTTGGTACAAATATAACAACTCCTAAAGCATTTGCTGCAGCAGGAACCTATTATCCTATTGTAGCAATTAGACTTAGATCTATAAGACTAGATGGTATAGTTATCGCAACCGCTGTGTCTTTATTAGGACTTGGTAGTAGTAAAAACTATCAATGGAGAGTAGTGCAAAGTGGTATAACAACAGGAGGATCTTGGACACCTGCATCTGCTGATTCTTCTGTAGAATATAATACTGGTGGAACTAGTGTATCTGGTGGTAGAGTTTTAGCTAGTGGATTTGTCAGTTCATCTAATCAAGGATCACCCTCTATTAATATATTAAAAGAAGCATTGTTTGCTAATCAATTAGAGAGAAACAGTTTTACAGGAACAGCTTTTGAATTTGTTGTAGAAATGGCTGTAGGATCAATATCTGGAGGTGAAGGTGCTTTTGTTTCTATAGACTGGGAAGAAATAAGTAGATAAAAATTAAAAAATATGGCAATGGGAATATTTGAACAATTAGCATTGTTAAATAAAAAAGTTAATAGACTTTGTTGTGCTATAAAAAATCAAGGCTTAACAAGCACTAACGTTGATGTTACCCCTTTAGAAGAAACTCCTGGTTATACTATTACAGAAAGTGGTATTTATCAGTTTTATGGTGGAACAAATATAGGAATTACCTTAACATTTGCTTCCCCAACTTCTGCTGGACAAACAATTTATGTAATAAATACTTCTATTGACACTCTTACAATGAGTGGTCTTGTACCATTTATTGGACCTACAGGAAGTGGATTAACTTCTATTGGTACTGATAGTGCTTATCACTTGATATCAATGGAAGACGCAACTTCACCTGGAAACTTTATTTGGAGAGCATTTAGTATATATCCTAATAACGCTTAATGAAACGTAACAGCTACATACAAGATAACTTTATGAACATTGTAATCATTGTTCTTATTGTTGTTTTATTACTTCAGAGATGTGGTGGTGATAAATCTGAACCAGTTCAACCTTCTGTAAAGAGAGATACGGTTTGGATTGTAAAAGATAGTACAATCATCACCAAACCTCAACTTGTTAAGACAATTGAGGTTCCTATAGAAAGATGGGATACAGAATATCTGCCAGATACTAACTATGCTAAATTGTTAGAACAGTATGTTGCTCTGTCATCTAAGTTCTTACAGATGGGAATCTATCAGGATACTGTAAAGCTAGATAGCTTTGGTTATGTGGCTATAAAAGATACAGTGACCAAGAATGCTTTATCTGGAAGACTTGTAGACTACCACATAAAGGTTCCTAAGATTACAGAAACCATTACAGTCCATGAGAAGAAAAGAAACCAGGTGTATATAGGAGGATCTATAATAGGATCCCCTGTACCAAATGGTATAATGGGTGGGTTTATGGTTAAAACAAAGAAAGATAAATTATTTGGAGGTTCTGTAGGTGTAAATTCTTTTGGGGATTTACAATACGGAATTCATTCATATTGGAAAATAAAACTTAAGAAATAATGAAAATCATAACTAGTTTACTAAAAGACTTTAGAGAGTTGTTTACAGATGACAAAGGTAGAATTTCCTCTAAAAGATTAATGGGAATCGTTTGCAGCCTCACTTTGTGTATCACTTTATACCACAATAGCTTTTCAGAACAGAGCGTTGCCCCATCACCAGCCCTTGTAGAGAGTGTAGCTCTTTTAGCTTTTGGTTGTCTGGGACTTACATCTTTAGACAAGTTCATTGCTGCTAAAAACAAAGGTAACGATACTACTAACAACACAGGTTCAGAATAATGAAACATCTATCGAAAGAAGAGTTGTTGAGTAGAATGGAAGCTATAAATAGGAGCAATGCTCTTATTTACTTTGACCTTAATGGTATTATATTAGGTGTAAATGATATCTTTTTGAAAGCAATGGGGTATGGTGAGAATGGTCACGAAGAACTTATTGGTAAGCATCATAGTACATTTGTATGTGAAGACTATGCTAGATCATTAGAATATGAAAAGTTTTGGGATATACTAAGAAGTGGTAAGTATTACAAAGGAGAATTTGAAAGGAGAAGAAAAGATGGTTCTTTAATTAACTTACAAGCAACTTATAATCCCATTTTTGATGATAGTGGTAAGATTACTAAAATAATGAAAGTTGCTACTGACATTACTGCTATTGTAGATAGTAAAAAACAAATAGATGCAATTAATAGAAGTAGTGCAATCATTAGTTTTAACATTGATGGGTTCATACTAGATGCAAATTCTATATTTTTAAAGACTATGGGTTATAAATCTAACGAAAAAAATAAAATCGTTGGAAAGCATCATAGCATATTTATAAGTTACGAGTATTCTAAATCTGATGAGTATGTCAAGTTTTGGGAAAGCTTAAAAACGGGTAAGTATTTTGATGGAATATTTGAAAGAAGAAAAGTAGATGGTTCTACAATATATTTACAAGCATCATATAACCCAGTATTTGATAGTAAGGGTAATGTTACTGGAGTGATTAAGATTGCTACAGATGTTACTGATTCAATAAATAATAAGAAGAAAATAGATGAACTTTCAAAAAGTTTACAAATTGAGTTAGATAATTCAAACAAACTTAAAGATTCAATAGAGATAGAAAAAAATATAGCTCTGAATGATTTAGACATGGTGTTAAAGAAGAGTCAAAATGAGTTAATAAAAGTAATAGTTAAATGTGCTTTGGCGGTAATAGTAGGAGTTGGTGTTGTTACCACTATTTTATATTGGATGGCAATACTAACAGGTAAAGATACTCAGATAATTGGCTCTACTTGGAGTAACATGTTTAGTGTTCTACTAACAAATGCATTTTCAATAGTTGGTACAATTATGGGTATTAAATACGCTACACAAGATGACAAGAAAGATAAATCAAAATAACTGGTAATAATATAAAACAAACAATCCATGGATATTAACAAACTAAAAGGACACATTCCAGACGCTGTATTAGCTCAAATTCCTGAGGTGCAGCAGAAGTTTGGAATAGACACAGCAGTTGAGCTTTCTCATTTCTTAGCTCAGTGTGGTCATGAATCAGGTGGATTTAAAGCAGTAAGTGAAAACTTAAACTATGGAGCTAAAGGGCTTCTTGGTATATTTAAGAAATACTTCCCTACAGAAGCTAAAGCTAAGGAATACGAACGTAAACCAGAAAAGATTGCTAATCTAGTTTATGGTGGTAGAATGGGTAATGGTCCTGAAGCTTCAGGTGAAGGATATAAGTTTAGAGGTAGAGGCTATATTCAGCTCACTGGAAAATCTAACTACTCAGAGTTTGATAAAGTGGTAGCAGAAGATATCATTAGTAACCCTGATTTAGTAGCAACTAAGTATCCATTGTTATCTGCTGCTTGGTTCTTCCATAAGAACTGTTTAAAAAGATGTGTAGACGCAAGTGATGCTACAGTTACATCTGTTACCAAGTGTGTTAATGGTGGTACAATAGGACTTCCTGATAGATTGAAGCACTTTAAAGAATACTACAGTCTTTTAAAATAACCAGTAAATCTATATAACATGATTAAAAACAATAACATCTACGGCTGTGGCTGTGGTAAACCTAAGAAACCTAAAAAATAAAAACTATGAAAAAAAGAGCATTTGTAAGGTACAGTAAGCAAGGCAAAATTGTACCTGGTAGTTTGATCCTCACTAGTGGATCATTCCCTAGTGGACCATCTACATGGAAAGAAGTTCCAGCAGACTTATGTTGTGAAACTGTAACCATCAGTGCCCAAGTGAATGATCCTGCGATTAACGCTGTATCTATTTCATTTTTGTGTAATGGTGTTAACAAAATTTCTAAATATAGTACCCAAGAGTCTACTGATACGGACAGTTTAGTTGCTATTCTTAATGAAGAATTTGGACCTGAGTATGGAACTTTTACTTACTTAACAGATGGTTTGTTTACTTTAGATATTAAAGCTTCTATAGCAAACGAATTATGTCCTAATGGATTTTTATCATTTGAAATATTTTCTGACTAATCATGAGTAAAAATAAAGCCTGGATACAGTATACTAAACAAGGAGAAATAGTTCCTGGTAGTTTGATTGTGTCTCCAAGACGTCCTGTAAATGGTGTTTGGTATGAGGTGATTACAGACATATGCTGTGACACAGAACCTCCATTTGGTGTTATTAGTAGTAAACAAAAAGCATTCGTTAAGTATGACGCTTCTGGGAACATAGTTCCTGGAAGCTTAATACTTACAGATAGTAGACTACCAAAACCTGGTATATGGAAAGAAGTATATATTAACATTTGCTGTAGTACTACTATTGATCCTTTAATTCCTGTTACTATTGGTACACAAATATGGAGTGGAATAAACTTAGATGTTGTTAATTATAGAAACGGTGATCCGATACCTCAGGTTACAGATCAAACAACATGGAATAGTTTAACAACAGGAGCTTGGTGCTATTATGATAATGATCCAGCTAACGGACCAATTTATGGTAAATTGTATAATTGGTACGCAGTAACTGATCCACGTGGACTAGCTCCTATAGGTTGGCATGTTCCTAGTGATACTGAGTGGACAACATTAATAAATTTTGTTGGTGGTACACCAGTAGCTGGTGGAGCCTTAAAAGAAACAGGAACTACTCATTGGGATGCACCCAATACAGGAGCTACTAACAGCAGTGGATTTACTGCTTTAGGTGGTGGTAGTAGATTAAGTAGTTTTTCGGCTTTAAAAACAAATGGTAGTTTTTGGACAGCTACTTCATCAGGTCCTACAAATGCAAGAAATGCTTCAATGACTTCATTTAATACAGTACTAAGTTTTGGACCAACAGGTACTGCAAAATATAGAGGTAGTTCAGTAAGAATAGTAAAAGATTAATAATAATGGCAAAAGGAAAATCATTAGGTGATGTTAGAAAAGTCACCTTTGGGAAAAGAAAAAAGGGTAATGCTCAGAAGAGCTTTAATAAACATACCCCCCGTCCCAAGAAATACGTTGGACAAGGTCGCTAACCCTTCTATATATATTCTGGACGCTGGTCTACTCCTATAGACTCACCCAGAAAAAGAAATAGCCCCTGTATTACATAACAGGGGCTTTCTTGTTTCACTTTATTACTCTACCTTTTTCATCCACCTTACTGATAGTAGAACCATCAAAGATGATCACTTGATCTCTTCTAGAATACTCTGCTATAGTATCAGCATGAAAATGGCTAAACCTGGCTCCCTTTAGACCAATGAAGAATGCTTTCTCAGAATAAGTGTTACATCCGTCTTCTGCATCTGTAAGAATAATAGCGTTAACGCCATTTCTCTGTACGCTATTTACAGCATTGTTAATAGTTGTACCACCAGATGTATCCAACATTGCAATACTTACAACATCTTTCTTAAACTTCTTAACATTATTATTAAAGATGTACACTTCATTTAGCATATCCATCTCAGCTAATTTAGCCACCATAGATTTACAAAAATCTAGACGGGAAATATTATGTCCATCTTTATTGGTTACACCACAAGAGTCAGACATAGATCCTGATATGTCTATATAGACATCTATCTTACCTATAGACTTGGTATCTTTTACCATGATGTCTTCTGCAAAAAGCTTTCTAAGTTTTGGATGTAAGAATTCAAACTCCTCTAGACCAGATATATTATCTGAGTTGAACAAGTCTTCATATATCACTTTCTTCTTAGAACTAAAATAACTTGCAGACTTATCAAGCAGCTTCTTAAGCTTGTCTTTAAGAGATCCCATAGATAAAGATATGTTCTCAAGACTCTTTGCTACTTGTCTGATATAATCAGGACTAAGTTTACCAGCTTCAGATTGACCTCCAGGTTCATTCACCTGGTCAAACATCATCTCTTGTATATCTTGGTCCATTGTATCATCCATCTGATTACATAAGTCTGTAGCTTGTTTAATAGCTTCTTCCATTGCAGACTTACCTTGTTGACTATCCATCATGTTTTTCATAGCATCATCAAACCCATCACTATCAAACTCTGATTGACCGTTCATACCATTCTTAATTTTCTCAGAAGCTTGTGCATCTACATAATCCATGGTTGTTAGTCTGGTCATATATGCACCCATGATGTTTCTAGCAAAAATGGCAGACTTTAGATTAGATCCTTCAGACATAATCTTAGCTACAGGATTGTTAGCTTTCTCTAGAAATCTAAACTTAGCGTGGTTAGTATCAGTACGCTCTTCAAACTCTAAGTTTTCCATTCTGTGATAGAACATCTTGAAGATGTCTTTAGGCATATGTTTAGGAAACTTCTGATAGTTTTCTTTAACCTTCTTTACAAAGTCTCCAAAGTCTGGCTTTTTACCATCAGGTATCTTAGCATAGCCTGTACTCTTTGCAAACTTATTGTATGCATCTTGTACATTTTTAGCATCACCAAAATAATGATTCATGATGTTATCTATCCGTTGTTCATCTAACCAGTGCATATGTGGCTTGATAAGGTCTGGTTTTTTGTAGAAGTTAATCTTACCAAACAAACCACCTTCATTTTTATAATGAGATTGTATCTCACCTTTCTTTACTTTCTCAAGAATGGTATATACATTCTTATATTGTTTTGCCATCTGTATCTGTTTTAATTTGAGCAGCCTTTACGAGATCTTCCAATGAAACACCAGGGAGATCTAGTCCCCCTGGGTCCATCGGCTTAAGAAAATCTCTATTTAGAAAGGGTTAGCATCAGTCATTGGTGCTGCATCTTCTAGCATATTATCAAACTCTTCTGCAGACATATACTCTTTACGAGCAGGATGATTAGAAATGATATACTGCATAGACATTTCTATCTCTTCCACCTGACCTTCATCAAGAACACCTCTGCTAGTATAAGCATTGATAAGACTTTCAATCTCTGCTACAGCTAGTTCTAGTTGTTCACTAGTGCTATGAGAATGTAACATCTCTACCTTGCTCATAACAGCTTTAACTTCTGAAGACATTAGTTTATTCTGTAGGTTAGAAGCTGCATTCTGATCAATCATAATCTGAGCTGTCTTTACAAGAGCTTTATCTACAGAGATATCCCATATGTAACTAACAGCTTTGGCTAGTCCTGGTACGAAAGTCAACGTTCTATCTGAGCTTTTAGTATAACCCACCTCAAGATATTTCTCCAGCTTTTTAACTGGAATCTCTACGGCAGCAATCTCTGCTTTGTTTGGAATACCAATAGCAAACTTCTCACGATAGTTACGGGCACCCTTCTCATAATACTTAGCCATCTCACCTGCAGATACACGGTTAACCGTCATCTTCAGCATGAATCTGTCCCAGAACGGAGAGTCTTGCTCGTCTTTAGGAATTTCATTACAAGTAGCAATAAACAGCTTCCACTTACATGGAATCTTGTGCTTACCATTAAAGAGGAACTTCTCATTCATTACACCCAGCATAGCATTTCTAATGGCTGAGCTAGCTTTATCCACCTCATTGATGATTACAATGTCTGCTTCTGCAATAGGTGTGTTAAGCTCATACTTATTCTCTGTAAACAAAGTTTGTAGATCTGGCATACCTTTAATCTCTGATGCTTTAGTACCCTCATCAGTTTCTAGGATGTACATCTTGTTAGCAAAGTCTTCTGCGGACATCTTGCCATCTTTATTCAACCATGCTTTAGCATATTCTATAATAGTTTTGGTTTTAGCTACACCTGGCTCACCTACTAACAACAGTGGTAATCCTGTAGCCTCTGCTAATGCTAGCATCTTAAATACTTCTTCCTTATTAATCAAGGAAGTTTCAATCTGACGAACCTCTTGGGTTGTTTTTTTTGTAATGGTCTTAGTTGACTTAGCCATTTTAAGGGGTTTTTTTGTTATTGTTGGTTGTGTTGTTGCATATAATGATGGTGTTACTAGTTCAAATGATTCTTCTCCTATAAGTCCATCATAGTGATTATGTTTAGTATTTCCTATAGGTGGATAAACTTTATATCCTGGTCCATAAGAATAATCTCCTCTTTCTATAATAGTCACTTCTAAACCTACTTCTTCTGGTCCACAACCAGAACCAGATGTTATCACTTTTACTATATCTCCTACATTAAATTTATAATTCATAGTATTAGAGGTTTGCAAAGATGTCTGCTGCTTCAGTAGAATCCACTGTTGTTCTCTCACTGACCATAGATACCACTGGTTGTTCCACTGGAGTGTTTGATTTGGTAGGTTTAGATCCTTGGGTTTTATCTGTGGTCTCATTCTTAGTATCGTCTATAATGTTAAAGATTGTAATACTAGTCTCTGCATCTTTAAGAGATGGGTGTTTTCTAATAGTAGCAATCTGTAATGCATTAGCACCATATTTAGTTTCTATACTTCCATAGCCAAGGTCATCTTTCTTAAGCCATGTTAAACCTGAGTTCAAGTCATTGATAATTTGAGACACTGTAAGGTCTACTTTATTTACTGCCATATTAAAGGGGTTTTACCAGTTAATTTTAAATTCTGGTCCATTTTGACCAGTGATTATTCTGTTTATTTCGTTGAACATATTCTCACAATCCCATGGTTGCTTAGTATAACTAGCATAAGCAGGATGTGTAGTTTTTATAATGTAGTGATGTTCTCCTATTAGTCCTTCTAACTCTTGAGCTTGTTTACCCATGAGTACAAAGATTAATCCTGAGTCTGTAAAGTTTAGAATATCCATTACATATGCTATGAATTCTTTCCATACATTGTAATGAGACCCTACTTTATCTATCTCACATGTAAGAGCTGAATTAAGAAGTAACACTCCTTGGTTAGCCCATCTAGTAAGATCTGGATCTTGATGAGTGGGATAGTCTTGATACACTGTATGTTCTACAGCTTCAAATATCTTCTGAAGACTAGGTTGAGGTTTGCCTGTATTAGCACAGCTAAATGCTAGTCCATCTGCTACGCCAAAGTGGGGATAGGGGTCTTGTCCTATAATAATAACATGCAGTTTATTTACAGGACATTCTTCAAATGCTCTAAACACTTGCTTTAAAGGAGGAGTAAATCTTTTACCATCCTCTCTTAATTTATATAAGGTTTCTAAAATCTTATCAAAGTCTGAGCTTTGAATGAAACCTCTTAGTTTAGAGGCCCATCCAGAAGCTTGTAGACGATCAATAAGCTTGAGTTTTATTTCCTCAAGATTTATTTGTTCTGTCATAAATAATTCTTAAGTTTGTAAAAAATTACACTATGGCTAAAATAAAAATGATTAAAAATGATGCTGTTGTCCAAATAGGTATAGGAGCAGGATTTATGCAAAAAATCCAAACCATGCTTATGAATATAACATCCAAATTATCAATGGATGATATAAAAACTTATAAAGAATTGGTTGATAACAGCCAACCTTTTACAGAAACTTGGATGGAAGATGTCACTATTCTAACAACTCTTCTAAAAGAATTAGAAGATAAAGCAAATGAACAAGGTCTTATTTTTGAAGAAGATGTTCCTGATGATTCTCCTATAGTAAAAAGTTAACTTCTTCTCCAATTTCTTGAGCAGCTTGAATAGCTAGAGATAATTCTTCTCTAGAACATTCTGCAAAAGATTTAGCTAAGAAATATTCCTTACCACTTACTTCCCTTGCTATACATAACCCTGCTCTGTCCTTCACTAGCAACTTCATGTTCTCAGCTGTTTCACCAACGTGCATAGCTAGATGTTTAATCATCACATGAAGTTTTGCTAGCTGAGGAAGAGTACCGTCATCATGTTGCACTTCATAGAAGAATTCTACTATAGCTCCTTCTGGAATGTTTGATACAAACTTCTCATATTGTTTCATCTCAGCTAGAGAAAGAGGCTTAAGTAAACCTCTCTCCTTTTTATACTTACCATTAAGATGTTCTGTCATTGGTATCAAAGTATTTAATTTTTGACTGATCAAGATCTTTCAGAGCTTCGGAAACCCAACGTTCATCCACAGTTTGCTTGTAACACAGAATATGTATTATAGCAGTTTCTGTAGGATTAAGCCTAAGAAGTCGTCCAATTCTTTGTGACGACTTTCTTTCGTTTCCATATGCGTGCATAATAATACCAGCTCTTAAATCTGGAACGTTAACACCCTCATTAAGTTGTAGTACACAACTGAGTTTGTTAATGTTTCCTTTCTTAAATTGTTGAAGATTTTCTTCTGAGTCTGGATTATTAGAATGATATGAATAATCACACATATTATCAGCTTGCTCTTGGGTGTTACAAAATAGTATACACTTATCTTCTATCTCGTCAAATAGATTTTTAGCATACATTTCTTTAGTCTTAAATCCCATAAGAGCTTTCATACGCATGATAGAAGCTATCTGTTCTTGTTTCTTAGTTGTAGCCTGCATTATACGTTGTGTCCAATACGCATAATTCTTAGACTCTGAAGTGTAAAATGTTTTATCTTTAAGATTAACAGGTAAATTATTTACAGAAGACAAGCTCATTAGATGAACCATTATTCTATAATCATTTAGGATTTCATCTTCTACAGCTGTATCTGTAATATACTTGAATACTATGGGACAAAACTGACTTACCATTCTACCCTTTTCTGAATTATTATATCTAGGCGGTGTACCTGTTAGTCCTAAGATCTTACCAGTGTAACATCCTAGAAAGTTCAGATGGGAGTCAAGTAAACTATGACACTCGTCAAGAACCACTATGTCAAACTCTTGACAATCATATTTATTTAGAGAGAGGTAAGTTGTAAACTCAGCCTCACTTATGTCTATACCAAACGTTTCAGCATCAGATCTCCAAGAATCAAAAATAGAAAGTTTGGGTGCTACTATGAGCACCCTCACCTTCTTTTCTAACCCCTGATGATGTTGAATATATTTTAATCCTATAAGAGTTTTACCAACACCCATAGAGATCCCTAAGCCACAACGTTTGTGTTTAATTGCTATGTCCAAGGCATCTTTCTGGACTTGTTCTCTTTTAGTCATTTTGAAACAGTGTTATAACCGTAAAAGAATATAGGTTTACTTTTTTTAGATAATTCTTTTTTTTCTTTCTTTTTCTTCTTTTCTTTTAAATCTTTCTCTTTAAAATAATTATCTATTTCAGATTGTGTAAATCCTTCTTCAAGTAATTGTTTCTTAAAATCTTCTCTTTTCATTAGTCAAATACTCTTGAAATGGTTTGGTCAAACGGATTATACTCCACTTGGTTGTAGCTTCTATATCTACCTTTTTCAAACATCATTTTAGCATGTTCGTCATGTGTAAGAATACCCATAGACTTCAGCATAAACGTAATACCGTTGTCATCTATTTCATATTCTATCTCAGCTGTAGAGTCTAATACATGCTTCTTAATTTCTCCATTAAGATCTCTACCTTCTCCTTCTCCAAGGATAAGTCTTTTAGATTTTTTCATGTTGTTTAATTTTAATAGTTGTCATCATTAATGTCATCCCAATGATCTACATCGTTCTTACCATAGATATCTTCTAAGACTTCTTCAAGCTTATCATTAGCTTCATCTAATGGACCATAAGCTCTACCTGCTCTAAATGCAGCTTCTGCTAGATTTTCACAGCTATCTATAAATCCTATTTGAGTTAATGCTAAATCTATTTTCTGTTTAATCTTAGCTAGTTCTTTATATAATGCTCCTAACTGAATATCTTGTTCTTGTTCACGTTGTTTCAACAGTTTTTCATAATCAGCAGTTGTTACTTTTGTTGGTAGTACTACTGATTCAATCTTTCTAGGTCTTCCTCTTTTTGCCATGGTTTTGTTTTTTAAGTTTCTGAATACATTTTTTCTAAATAAGCTTCTTTACTAAGATGTCTGAAGAATGCTATAGGCTCAGCTTTATCATTGAGTTTAGCTACAATAATATCACCTTGTCTATAAAGCTTTTCTATTTGATCTTCTGATACATCCACTCTAATAGTCCAAGCTATAGCTCGTATAGCATCATAAGTGACTTCATCACCAGGTGAAAACCATCTTTCTCCTGTCGCTGCTTGGTTATCTACATATAACCAATACTCTCTATTAGTTGTAGTGCACCAACATCTTACAGCAAATACAGGATTAGGACGTCTACCCCATCTGTCTGTTTCAAACATCTTATGTCCATCTATTTCATAGAGCTCATAGACATCTTCAAACTCATACTGATAAGGATCATTGTTGTCATCCCATTTAGTACGTTTCTTCTTAATCACTTGTCTATCTCTAAGAGTGGGTTCTAATTGTTTGAACAACTCTTGTACACCTATACAATCAAAGAACACTCTTCTTTCTTCTGCGTTCTCTCTAGCTAAAGCCTGCTCTACTGTTGCAGGTTTAATAGAATCCCACATTTCTTCTATAAAGTTACCAAAATCTTGCAAACTTTCATGAATAATAATCTCTTTTTTTAGGTCTTTTAAGTCTGCATATTTTGCTTTCCATAAAGAAAGAGCTTCACTTAATGTGAAGCCCCCTCTGTTTGATACTGTGTATACTTGTTGTGAATAATCAATCTTCATCTTCTATTTCAATTGTTTTAAGATTTAAATAAATTTCTTTATCATGTCCCTCTGGATATCTAAAGTCTATGTGCTTAATCTCTCCCACTAACTGATCACCCACCACTTTAAAGTCTTCAAATCTTAGTGTAACATCATCCCATAGACTTTCCAGTTCATGTCCAGTGTGAGCTTCCCAATCTGATACAGCCTGCTGTATTTTTTCTGATAAAGTTTGTTTTAAATACTCTTCTATTTGGTTATGTTCAGGAGTGAGAAAACCATTTCTTATTCCAAAGCTTACTTCTAAATCAGGAGTTTCATCATAGTTTGCCTCTATATGAATACCTAACTCATTGAACCACAAGGTTTTAGGAATACTCACTTGAATATTTACTTCCTGTGATAATGTTGCAGTTTCAGAATAATAGTCTGTACCTACAAAGGCTTGTTCTTCTACATCATATATAGCATCACCACTAGCATTAAACTCACCAGCCCATGATCCATAGTCTAGTTGGTTATACATATAGTCTACTAGCTTTTCTGTATGCTCATCATCATAACTATCTCCATCTATCTCAAAGTGTACCCACCCTGAGTCTCCACCACCATCCCATACAATCTTAAGTTCTTTACCATCTTTTACTTGTTGGTCACACCAACTGAGCAATGTTTGTTTTGTCATAATCTAATTTTTCTTGTTTAATTTCTTTTAAGATTTTTCTACCTTCTCCTGGTTTGTACATCCAACCAGTTTGATTCATTTCTTTTAAATAGTCAGCTATTGTAGGAATCCATCCTATGTCTTCCATAATATGCTGTTCTGCTATAGTTCTAACAGGTACCATCTTACCATCAGAGTTGGTAATTACTGTTCCGAATTTTTCTTCACACCAGAAGATACCTTCTGAATGATGACGTAGTGCTCTATGTCTCATATCAGGGAATGCACTTTTAGTCTCGTCAAAAAAATCATGGATTTTTATATAGTCCTGCCACACTCCCCCGAACTTACGGCTGGAGCTAATACTGTGGTAGTAAGGATGACTCATCTTCTATAGTATTCTAGTTTAATAATTAAAGTGTAGTGCTTAAAGTGTTTCTTCTTTGACCAAAATTCTTTACTTCTTGGTCCTGGTACAGCATGTTTGTACCAAATTCCACCTATAAGTTTTCTATACCATTTATACTTTGTTAAGAATTTAAGGGCTTTCATTTCTTTAGTTTAAACGTGATTCAGATAAACCAAGTTCTTTGGCTTCTTCAGGATGAGTTTCTATGTAACTATGACAATCTCTGCAAACAGCCAACCACGTGTTCATGTTAAGATAGTTATCTCCAACACGTCCAGCTTTATGATGTACATCTGTACTAGATTTTGTACACCCAACTAGTTTAGCTTGGCAGAATTGATGTAGAGAAAGGAATGCTAATCTTTTCTTAGAGTATTCATCCATAGCAACCTGCCTCTTTTTAGAGACAGGAGCTATAGACTTGGGCTTCTCTATTGTATACCAACATTCTTTACAATACTTATCTTTTTTGTGAGATTTCCAAATGTGCTTAAGCTGAGAACAACCAGCACATTTTTTAAGTTTAGGTGTGATCATGCTAAATTGTAAAAGTTTTGCGGAAGCAAATTAAATTCTATGAGTTTATCAATGATTTGCTTTCTAGTAATTCCTAGTTCTCTAAAAGAGATATGAGAACAGTCTAATGTATCATCATATCCATTTGTACACACCATTGCTTTTGTAACTGGTGAGCTAGGAAAAAGTTTAGAAAACAAACTATTAATATTCTCATTAATAACATTTTGTTTCCAACGGTTAAAAATTCTTTGAGCTATTGTGTATGACTTTTTGATCTCCATACGTTTGCTCGTAGACATTACGTTTAGTTCTTCATTTGTACAAGCTGTAAAGCCATATACAATTTTGTGATAGAGATCTGTTTGGTGAGGATTTAATTCAACCACTTCAATTTTCTGGTAGCGTTTAGTACCTTCTAATTGAATCTTACGTACATACTCACTTCTGTTATAAGAAGTAAACATGTGTTTGTTAACATCTCCATAGGATACCACTATACCCTTGGAGTTAGCACTGATTGTTTTTTCAGAGTTTCTCATGTTTAGAGATTTTAGTTATTAAAAATTTATAAAAAAGGAGAGAGTGTTGTTCTCTCTCCTTTTGTTGTTTCATCTTACAAAGTCACTTCTTTAGTTATTTCTGAAAGTTCTTTCTGAGCTTTAATAACTTCTTTAATTTCATCAGTATTGGTATGCTGAATAAACTCATCAAAGCTATTTTGATTTGTTGTAAAGAACATATCTCTATAGATGGGTTGATCTTCATAACGGCATATGATACCAGAATCACCTGCAATTTTTAAATTCTTATCAGGATTTTCATAATCAAACGGAGTTAAAGACTCTACTACAACAATCTTACCAGGGATTTCCATTCCTTCGTGAAAGTTTGCAGCTTTTAAATCTTCAATTTTACCATTGATAATGGCAGTTCTTCTAACTCTTCTCAACCAACCTGTTTCTGTAATTTGTGTTACAGTTTGTTCAACATTGATAAATCCATACTCAGGATTTTTTGAGACACTGATAATGTTTTTGTGTTTGTCAGCTAACACTTTAACTTTTTCCATTTTTTTTAATTTTTTAATAAGTGAATAAATAAAAAATCCTAACCCCTTAGATATTTTCTAAAAAGTTAGGACTTATGAATAGTTCTTTTTTAACTATTCTTCCTCAAAATCTGTATCCAGATTTATCAGTTTTTCTGTTTCGGAAGCGTCAAGTAAGTCAGGTATAGTTTCTGATATGTCGTCAGTATCTCTTTCTTGTTTATTTAACACTGAGCCGTGCCATGGGTTTTCTACAACGTCACCATAGTTATAGGCAATCAAGTATTCTAATTCTTCATCAGACATTTCTAAATACTGTTCCGTACTTATTTCAATGACTCTTCCATTTGGAAGCTGGTAAAACATTGAGTATTAATTTACTATAAAGTTAATAGTAAATTTAATATTATCTATAAGTTGATAGTTTTAGAACGGATTATAGAGCTATAACTTATTTAGAGCTCTTTACTTCTCTCATTTTTTTCTTCCAAAAAGCATTTGTCTTGTTAATATGCTCTTGTTTTTCAAGTAGTTTTTTAGAACAATCAGCAAGTTGTTCTTTAAGTTGTTCGTTTTCTTTTTCTAGTTCTTGTGTTTGTTTTTTCTTAAATAGGTTAAACATTGTCATTGAAATTTTTAAATAGTCCTACAAATCTTCCTTCTGTTTTTAATCCACTTTCATTCATTACTTCCTCAAGTTCTATCTTTTCTACTAGTCCCTTGTCTTTTACAACCTCCATACCATTTCTTTTGATTTCATAGATGAGGCTTTGTTGTTTCTTACTTGTCTCTACACTAATCATAATCACTTCTTTTCTGTCTTGTTCATCTTCATGCACCACGGTCATCCATGCTTCTGCAGACCAGATTAATGCTACAGGATTGAAGTCTTCTTTTAGTTTCTTAGCCACTTTTGGAAACACTTTCTCTACAAACTCATCTTTAGACTCATCGTCTTTCATAAATTCAGCTGGTATAGGTATGTGTATAACAGCTTTTTCATCGTTTTCTAAATTTCTAGCAAATACTGTGATTATAGGAGGAATAAACCCCTCTTCTACCATCATTGTTTTAAGATGATCTATATACTCATCTTTCATTTCTTTAAAGGTCATATGATTATAGATTTAGTTTAAAAAAAGAGTCCCGTGTAGAAACACAGGACGTGATACCCTTTGAAGACTATTTTCCCATAGTCGTGGACTCATCTAGGATCGAACTAGAAACCTATTGATTATGAGTCAATTGCTCTAACCTATTGAGCTATGAGTCCTTAGTATATACCCATATTGTATGGGAACACAACAGGATTGTTTTCAAAGTTTCTTGACAGTCCTACATCAGTTCCTGTACTAGCAGCTGGACTTCCTGGAGCTAAATGATAATCCCAAAGAAGAGGATTAGCACTAACTGTGTTCATCCAGATAGTTGATGTAGAATTGATTTCTGATCTATCTAGCGTGAAGTTGGTTATGCTACCTCCTGATAGTTGAAATAAGTTATTTGTATGTACAAACTGATTAGCAGGAGTGGTTAAGCTTGTTCTAGCTACCTGAAGACCATTGGTAAGCTTGAAGATGTTGTTCTTAGCTACAATAACATTAGGAATAGTGTCAGCTGATTTTTGACCAAATACAGCTGTAGATGTTCTAGGAGTTGTTTCTACAAATACATTGTTATAGATCATTAGGTTTCTCACTCTTGTCTTATACTGTCCACCGTTGTTAATATAAACACTACTACCACAGTTAATCACCTTGTTAAAAGCAAATGTGTTGTTACGGATGTCATTGTTAGCTATACCATCAGCATTAGAACCGTGCTCAAGTGTACCGTTGTTATCATAGAACGTGTTATAAGCAATAAAGTTATTCTCTATAACAGCTCCTTCTTCAAAGAACTCTATACCACCACCATCTCTACCATAATCATAGGACATAGCCCAACAATCATGTAGATAGTTGTTTGTGAATGTATTCCCTGAACTAGAGATTTGTACTGGTACACCACCATAGTCATCATCAGGATTGATAGTCTTTGGTGTGTTTTTAATCATTCTAAGATTACCAATATCACAGCCTGTAATATTGTTACCTGTTGAGGATGATGTAAGATAGAACCCATATCCAATTCTATCCATTCTACAGTTTTTAACAGTGTTTCCTGTAGAACTTTGATCCATCATAAAGGCTATTTTTATCTTAGCCATTACATATCTATCTGTAAATGAGATGGTTGTATCAGATATATTCCAGTTATCAACTACAATGTTCTTAGAATTTCTAAGGATAACCAATGAGGATATTGTAGCTCCTGTTCCCCAGAACAAAGGTTTTGCACCTGTTCCATAACTACCAAAGTAGACATTTGTCTTAGAAGATACAACTAATGTCCCATTGAATCTATCTCCACTTCTAAATAACACACTGTCTCCACTAACTATGGAGGACATAGAGCTCTGCACTTTGCTAAGACTAGCCCATGGTGTAGATGAGCTCTGAGCTTGTGTAATAGTTCTTGTATCATTACCCAAAGTGGATGATACATAAATAATTCTACCATAGCTTAATTGACATACTAAAAATGCCAATGCAAAAAGAAAAACTTTTTTCATTTTATACAATTTTGGTTAAATGTGGAGGTGAGGGGAGTCGAACCCCTGTCCAACAAGATTCCAAAAATACCATTCTTACATGCTTAGTCAAGAGATAGCTTGACAACTATTGTACTAAAGTAAAGCTATAAGCTTACTTTTGCACCGTAGTTTATACTGATAATCAAGAGGATGAACCCCCGTTATCTGCACCGTAAAGGGAACTAACCAGTGGTTTAGAAGCCACCAGCTCCACCACCTAGTTTATGAACTAGGAAACTAACTTTCTTTTTACATCATATAGTCTTGGATGGTCAGTGTCACAGGATGTCCTATGTCTTTACATGTGCTATTTTCTGTTCCAAAGCATAGCTGCTCGTCTGATTAGGCTAATACAGCCTCAGCTTCAAGTTCTGCAAGCAGACTGTCCACTGTGTACTCAGAAAGGTCAACGTTAGTGTTGCCAGTTAAAAGTAATCAGTTTTTTTGACCACTGACTAGGTCTTGCATGTGATACTTCCTTCATAATGCTGTCAAAACCATGGCACCCCCATGAGTTTACAAATATACACTATTTTACTTTACACTTTTCACAATATTGTGGATCTAAATGTCCACTCTTAAAAGCAAAGTCTATTTCTTCTTCTGTAAAATCTACACCAGTTTTTATAATAGTTCTACAATCATTACATAGTAGAGCTAAATCACCACCATTGAACTTAACAATAGCTTTTTCTTTTGTCAAGTTTTTTGTGTCATTTACTTGACTTTTATCTGATTCTTCCCAGAATCTGCAGTAGAAATGTTCTCCTAATGCATCTATTTCAGATTGAGGATAACCCTGTTCTATAAGCCATACAAGACTGTCTTGTCTTCTATCTTCAGGAATAGATTTAGGAAACCCATACTTCCACCCTGATGGTGGGTCAATAATTGTTGCCATAATTTAGTTGTTTATAATGTATAAAAGTATAGCTACAATTAATCCAATTATTCCTAGGATAGTCATCATTAGACATCCTTCTTTTCTTTGCTGTTTGTTTGTTGGTAAATCCATCATTGTTCATATTTTTTATAATATGCTCTGTCCCATTTATAACTATGAGCCCAGAACATGATTTTATTAATTTTACTTTTAAAAATTTTAGGTCTCATTATCATGACATATCTAGATAGATTGTCATCTACTTTTTCTATATACACTCTTTTATGTCTTTTCATGTGATCTCAGATGGGCTCGAACCATCAGCCTACAGCTTAGAAGGCTGTCGCTCTATCCTGTTGAGCTATGAGACCATTGGTTATTAGTCATCATTCCAAAGCTGGTTAATCATACTGATCACACCATAGATGGTAACTATACCTGTAAAAATAAGAAAATAAGCCATTGTTTTTAGTTTTAATCTTCAACAAGAACTAGACTAGCATTTTTTTCCATACTCAAAATTTTCATAGCTTGTTTTTCTGTATAAATAATATGAGGCTGCATTCTAGCTATTCTGTTTCCGTTAATTTTAGCAGTGGTGTTTTTAAGCTTTACCCATTCTCCAAAAGAGAATATGTAATTTAAATAAGATCCATTTTTTCTAATGTAATATCTGTTCATTTGATTTTAGTTTAAAAAATAAGAGAAGAAGGAAGAATTCCCTATCATCGGAAGTTAATTTACCTTACTAAATTAAAAAATTAAATGATTAAAGTGTGTTTTCTTCCTTCTTTCTTATTTATGCCTATTCAAGGGATGAGTCTTCTAAGTCTTACCGATCCTTGATCCCATATCTACTCGGTCGTCACCTTTTGAAGTACATCGTTGATCTTCACGTTAATACGGACTTTAGCTCCTTAAATCAGACAGTTATTTTAATAGAATTGTCTTACGAGTTGATCCAACTATTCTATTCTCACGTAAAATTATACCCTTTTTCTCTAAACTTGTAAGAATTCTTTTTACGGTTGATTGAGTTATTCCACACTCTGCACACATTCTGTTCACGCTTACAAACACCTCATTATCACCACCAGAATAACTACAGAGGTATGAATATAGTGCCTTTTCTTGTAACGTAAGATCTGGATCTCTAATTACAAGAGAAGACACCATACCAAACCCTTTTATGACACGATTATTCTTCATTGTTTAATTGCTCCTGTCTAAACATATTTGCAACCTGTTCCATATACTTCTGAAAGTTGTAGTTAGAACTTTTTACAAATTTAACTCTTTCAATCATATTGAACTTAGTTAGAGCAAAAGGATCATTTTCTTCTTTGTCTTCGTCATCATCAGACATGAGCTTTTTAACTTCCATAAGTTTTTTAAACAGCTCATATTTCTTTTTAAGTTCAGGATCTTCTTCTGATTCAAAACTATTGTAATGTCTAAAGGCGGCAATAGCTGCTTCATGATAATGCATGAACATTAAGAGCATGATTTCATACTCTAACTCATTCTCCATCATAGTGATACACTTTTGAAGATCTCCTGTTATAGTAGTGAGAGACTTTGGAGCGTCTGATGACTTTTCATACATTTCTTCTACAAACAATGCATTGGATATTGTTGTAAAGATTACTTTTTCTCTGGATGAGATTACAAGATCATGTGGTACACCCAATGCTTTTTGGATGTTGTCTATATGATGATCCACGGTTAATTTTGCTAATTCCATGTTTATGTTTTTTAAAAAGATTAAAAAAAGCAGGGTTTGTTAGACCCTGCTGTTTGTTATGAAAGTTTCTCAAACAATTCAGATAGTTTACCTTCTTCTTGTGTAGCAAGAATAAACTTCTCTTTGTTTTTCTGAAGCTTTGCTAAAAATGTTTTATGATCATACTTAGAAGTGCCTCTTAAGAACTTTACATACTCTTTTACAGCATATCTGTTCTCAAATCTGTTCATACGTGGAACAATCTTGAGCATATCTGTAACATTGTTAAGTATTTCTACATTCTTTTGCTCATTAATAATCTTAAACTCACCTGATTTAAGAATTTTAGTATGAGCACCACCACCTCTTGAATTACCCATAAGAATAGCGGCAAGTTCTGTTATTTCAAGATCATACACTTGAAAGTAATGATTAAGTTTTACATAATCTTCTTTCAAGCTAGACCAAGCTACAACATAGTCTTGCATACTCCATGTCTTAGAGCTAGCATTAAGCATTGCTATTTTCTCTACAAGATCTTGTTTGTTGTCCACTTGTATAGTGACATAAGGTATTTCCCATCCCAATCTAATGAGAGCATTGAAGATGTGTTGACCGTCAATGATATACTTTGCTAGTTTACCATTAACAAAAGACATTTCTGCTATCACTACAGGTCTAATAATAGTCATCATTTCTAATGACTTAGCTAGTTTAGTAACTTGACCTGGATTTATTGGACGGTTTATACCAGCTAAGTAGTTAAACTTGATGTTACCTGTAAGAGATAACCATTTGATGTTCTTCAGAGCGTCTTTGTAAAAGTTTTTTGATGCTACTGTTGTTGTTTTTTTCATTTTTTTGAAATTTAAAGGGTTGTTTAGTTTAAATAGACTATTTTTCTATCGTGTAACATACTTACACGTAGTTCTTTACACCATTTCTGAAAGTCTTCAGAATTGAATTGTCTTTCTTTAATAGGTGGAGGAACAGGGAGTTTTTCTCCCTGTATCCTTACACCAAAGATGATTTCAGTAATCTTCTGCATAATGATTGATTTCGTCATAGATTTTACATGCGTTTTGATAGGTGTCTGCCCAGCAGCGGATACCTTTAATGTTCCATAAACCTTTACCAGTTTCAAGATCTATTTCCTCAGCTGGTGGAAATAACTGGTTGTTTTGTAGCAGTTCTGCTACATTTGGATGTACGTCTGTAGACTTTACATCGTTCTTTGAGAGATTGATAGCCATGTTATTTGGGGTTTTAAAATGAAAGTTCTTTAATTAATTTGTTTCCTAGTGCCCAAGAATTTATAGCATCTAGAAAAATAGCTACTTCTTCTTTAATAGCAGTGCTTACAGATCTATTACTATATCCATAACATTGGTTATAAGTGATAGTGTCTGATATGTAACATCCAAGTGTTGCTTGTTCACCATAAAGATCTATATGATATACTAAATAGGTACCATGATATACACTATTCCAATAGTTAGTGTATACACAATGATTCATTGTTTTACCTTCTGCATAAAGTTCTTTTTTTGTGGTGAGAAGTGTAAATCCTGGATGTGTAAATTCTGTAAAGTTTAGAGTGTTTTCTGCTACAACATCTTGCATATCTTTTACTTCTACTTCCATGATTTCTTTAGTCCAAACCTGATGTTCTTCATGTAATCTTTTACTAGACCATGTATAGTCTATTTTCTTATCAAGAATTTGAGCTTGCTTTACTAAGTCCATAAGAAAATAACTAGTTTGCTTTTCAGGATCAACAGACATACAATATTCTAAGAAGTGATTCTGGTCCTTAGCTACAGACATCATAAGTAATAACAACTGTTTGTTATAAACACCTGCTTCTATAATGTTATACAAAAGTTTTGGGCTACAATTTAGTCTCATCACCTTTATATATGCCTTAACAAGCTCCATGTTATTAGTAATCTTACCATTTAGTAGCTTTTCTGCTAT